CGCCCCCACCGCCCCCGCCAGCACCCCATAACTGGACGCGGACATTCTTAGGCACAAAGCTGGTAGGTTTAGTCCAAGTACCGTTAGCAGAGAAAATTTGGACGTCTACAGGGCCAACAAAAGAAGAAATCTTTGGAGCCCCACCTGATGTATATGGTGTCCAAATGCCGGTTTCGTCAAGTACTACAGATTCACTAGGTAGTAAAGTTCCAGCCCATAGGACAGTGGTGTTTGTTCCGTCTGTCGCTTGGATTGTAATCGCATTGGATACAGAGGAACTTGCGTTATAAACCGTAATATTCTTGACATTGCGTTCAGTACTTGAACCCGGAGCAGCTACAATATCCGTTGTCGTAGCGGTCGTGATAGCTGCAAGCGGACCTAAATCTGGAATTGGTTGCACTACTGGAGGAGCAGCGTCAGAAGCGTCCATAGCAGAACGGTGAACACGAATGTCACCGGCAGACGCTGTGGTCAAAGAAATTTTATCAGTTGTACCGCGAAGAATTAGCATGTTTGCAACACTCTTTAATCATTAAACTAAAGCGGATTGCAAATGTAATCCGCTTGTCAGTAAAGTTGCATGTTACTTAACGAGAATACATGCTGAATACCCGCTTGCACCTTGGACTATTTTCTTATCCAGTATAACCACAGGTACAAAGTAATAGTTTGTTGTTCCTAAGCGCTTTGTACTATCGCAAGGTGTAAGTGTGTCAACGTCACCGAGCTTTGTGCCTATAGCTGTCATCGTTGCATTGGGCTTGTAATATGGGCGCTTATTCGTCGAAGAAGACTGAACCACAAATTTAGGTGCTAAACTCACAACTAATTCATGAAGACGCGCTTGAATGAAATCTTCTTCTTTTTTCGTTGTTGCAGAAATAGGCATGGTTCTAACCCATGCATTAAACGTTGCATCATCTTTTAATTGTGGTTTGATAATATCTATGAGCTCAGATGTTGAAAGGTTTAGAACTTTCCCCATTCTTGCATAGAATAGTCCATCACTACCGCGCCATACAACATAGGACGTAAATCTAGTAGATACGTCTTCTGGTACATCACCTGTTTTAAATTCATTCCATACATTCAAACTCAATGCAGGTAATTTAAAGTCTATAGTAGGTATTGCTTTTGCTTTTGCAATGCACATGAAAGGCTTTGCATCGGTAGGAAAGTCTTTAAAATTACCGATGTTGCATGCATAGTGAACGTTTGGTGCTACACGATATTCGACAGTTGAACTACATTTGGCAAACGTGACATCGCATAGTTTAATATCTTCGAACACAAATACGTCAAAGGTACAGAACTTGTCTTCCTCGCAATAATCACCAACTTTTACCCAACCGTCTGGCGTAATAGGAGTTACAGGTGGAGGGGGTGTAACAGGAGGGGTAACAGGGTCATAGATGCGACATTCAAACGCAGCACCTGTCGGATATGTAGCTGGACGCTTTACCGCAATACCGCAATTGTTAGATGGGTTTTTATTTGGATCAGCCTTGAAAAAAACGGGGGTGCCGCACAGGCTTCCCCCGACAACGCACAAGGCAACACTTCCATCGACATCAACGTAAAAACTAGCACCTTCAGGCGTCGGGCTATAAGGCAATATCGACGCGTGGACTGGTAAAGCCAGCAGACACAGCACATATAGCAAGCGGCGCATAATTACCCCGAGTAAGGAATAGAACCTCGAACGCGTTTGAAATGAGCACGGGCTTCGCGGCCTTGTGTCGCCGCTGCAATACCCTTACCTTCATCAAACTTCTTCAATGCCCATTGGGGCGCATTGCTGAAATGAAACTCAACAGGCTGAGCATTGCCGTTAAGGCAATAATCAGTTCCAACCAATGCGCTCTGTAAATCCATTTTTGCGCACTGATGTGCAACTTCAAGCCAGTACTGATCAACTTCATCAGGTTTGACACCCAACAAAGACATCCATTCCTTCATGAAACCGTCGGTATCAGCTTCAATGACAAGCGCGACATTTTCCTTTTTCTCACCAAGTTTTGCCCAAGAAGGCAGAACTAATTCTTTAGTGGCCATAATCTTAACCTGTGGTTAAAGTGAAAAACTAATGTCTAGTTAAGCTGCTCGCGCAAAACCTGAAGCGTTCAACACCATTGTTACATCAGATCCATCTGGCGTAATGACAAAATCATGATTTGTCAAAGGAATACGTCCTGTATCCGCTGCAGATTCCTGATAAAAAATCACAGCATCGGTAATTGCAGATCCCGCTAGTGCTGTAAAGGTTTGATCAGGTAAATCGCAGTCAACACGATCATTCGTATTGTCAACAGTTACAGTTCCAGTCAGACCAGTTTTGCGGGCATAAGAACCATCTGTTGCTTCATCGGCAGCAGTAGCCAACAATGCGGTCAAAGTAGCAGTCCGCTTCATGTTGTTGTCAGTGTCTGCTGCAATTAGTAGCAGAACGCCACAATTAGCTGCGCTATCACGGATTTTTTCAGCGAAAGCACCTTTCGCAATATTGAACATGAAATCAGCCATAGCGCCTCCGCCTAAGTTGCAATTGTTTTCCAGTGACCTAAACCAACGTCTATTTCAACGTTAAATCCATTCGCTGGCGTAACCTGTACAGACCTTTCAACGTAATCGATAACCACACTTTGACCGGCAGTCAATAAAGGTGTTTTAATCGTTCTTGTTGTTGATCCAACTAATGTTGCAGCAGTCGTTCCTGCTGCACATCCTGAAATAGATACAAACCTGACTTTTCCACTAGCAGGCATGTTGAATGCACTAGCTGTAGGTGAAGCGATAAGAGAACGGAACTGTGAAACGTTCTGTCTATTCCTACGCTTCGACGCTGCAGTTAATGCATTCATTAAAGATTCGGACGACCTTTTCCGTGACCTGATTTACGTGCCATCGCGGTATCGATAGGCGAACGGCTAGGCAACAGGTCTGCAAGGTTTACACCTTTCAGACTGTCAATTTTTTGCTTACGCAATTGCAACTGACGCTTCTGCTGTTCAAGATATTCAATAATGTCGCGCTGATTGTCAGATTTTGGGGTGAGTTTATCAATTTCTAAAATCAGGGCATCCGCTTTGACATTTAAGTCAGCTTTCTGCTTACTCAGTTTGACAAGCTGTCCATCCAACTGCGCAATTTCTTCCTGTAGATGAAGCAACTCCGTTTGACGATCTTCTAAAGAAGGTTCAGCTGCTTGAACAGGTTGGTCAACGTCCTCATCTTCAGAGGTTTCTTCTGAAGCGGTTTGCGTAGTAACTTGATCCTGCGATTGCGCTTGTGGTGCTCCCTGCTGCGTTTCGCTTGTAGGGACTGGGGTAGCAGTGGGGTCAGTGTTTTGCGCTTGCTGTGTAGGTGCTTGCGCTGCGGCAATAACCGCCGCGCGGGTAAACTGTGGAGCCGCTGCAGTGATCGTCTTTCGATCCAACGACTGATCACCAACCAACATTCGAACAGTTTCGACACGCGGCAAACCATCTTCCGTCCAATGGTTGTCGTTTGAAACGTCAAGCTTCTTTAAAGCTTCTACAATTTGTTCAGGTTGGGCTGACATCTTAGCTCCACAGTTTGAGTCTATTGTTAAAATAGACTGTTATTAGTCGTCGCCCATGATAACGTAGGACAACAGCACATAACCAGAGACAGTCAGCCCCTGAGCATCCGCAGTGATGTTCGCGTCATCAATGAGCAAGTTAAGATTAATTTCCAAGCTGGCGTCAGTATTGTCCAGCATTACCTGAGTTGCGTTTGCACCACGCACAACAGGGGAAACGCCTGCAGTTGCTGCGCCCAGCGCAGTTGAAGGAATAAGGTCAACTTCGCTGCCATTCAATGTAGCATCCGCTGTAGGCGCGGAACCGATTGAATAGTCGCCGTCGAAAGTTGCTTGAATTCCGGTCGCTGCAGATACTTTGGTAAACTGCAGATAAGCAATAGCACCCAAGAAAAGGACATTGCCTTCGGGCACATCACCAATGACAGCAGTACCAAAACCAACGCCAGAAGCACCGTTCACCGTAATTGCTTGCGCATTTACGCGAACTAATTGCTTAGTGACAGATTGCTTCCCAGCAACACCGCGTCTACTGGAATAAGTTAAACCCTTTGACATGACACGTCTCCCGAATCAAGGTTGTAAACAAAAGGGGTATCTCTACCCCTTTTGTTGAAGCAGATTAGAATTCGCGGGTGATCAGCCGCGCCATCTTAATTTGCTTGCGTTCAGGGAACACGCGGACCCAGCTATCCAAGTGGGCCAGATTGCCACTTGTTGAAGCATTGCTTGGGCCACCCTTTGCAGGACTAGCCACAGCATACTGATAACCGACAGGGTGGATAATCCATTCAGTACGATTGTACAGCGTTTCCTGACCGCTACCGTTGCCCGCATCAGGCTTACGATCGACTTCGGTTGGGGTCTTAGGCGAACCCATACCCATACGAATCGCGCCAGCGCCGAACAACCAAGTCTGGAAAACACCAGACGAACGGGTCACACCGTCATCAACAATAACTTGGCGGCCCAAGAAGGTTGGAATCTTTGCCGCAGCAGCATTCGTCGAGTCAGGGATGAAGTCAATCAGATTGTTTTTCAACGCGCGGTTGTATACAATAGAATGCATCATTACCAGCGACAAGTCATCCATGCTATCGCCCATCGTTACAGCAGCATCCAAAAATGCTTCTGCAGAGAAGTTAGTCACGCCGTCTGTAAAGCCTGCACCAGAGATGTCATAGGTCATATCGTTCTGTACATGTTCCGTGCCGGTAGGTGCAGCCGCATTGTCGGCATATACACCCGTAATGGTGGCAACGAAAGCTGCTTGCAGGCGACGTGCCCAGTATGCAGCAACGCGACCAGCAATTGCACCCATTGGGTCTGCACCAGCAAGGTCAGCAGCCAAGTCACCCGAACTCCAAGAATTGTTTCGCGACAAGCGAACTTGGATTTCAGTCATTGAACCAATTTTGTTCGGCGTCGAAGTAGTAGCTAACGTGTCCGAAGCAACGTTGTCAGCGTCATTGTCCAAATCTTTGAACGATGGTTCGTTGTATGTCAGACCGCCACCAGCAAGGGCGCTGTCCAATGCGCTATCACGCGCAAGAGCTCCAGATGAGATCAAACGGGACTTTTCTTCAGTCAGCGTCTGAACATAAGGAGAGAAAACGGAAGGGACGATTACGTCTGCGACTGTACCTGCACCGCTGGCCATGATGTAGCTCCTAATAAGCTGTAAAGGGATTCAAGTTGGATAACTCGAAGCCTAGGCACCATGGCTGGCGTCGATAAATTTTTAGTTTGTGACCCATGCCACATTCTTAGTGAGGGCGAATGTAACATGGGTTATATTGACATGCAAGTGTCAAAACACAAATTATTTTTTAGGTGCTGGCCTTCTCCCACCAATTGTAGTTCCGGCTGCCTTTGCAAAGTTTTCAGCCTGTGTCTTATTTGCTGCAACAAGGCGGCCTTGAGCAGTGACATTCCAATTTTCAAAAGTAAATGGGTTTTGACCTGAGTTATTACCATTGCCTTGATTACCATTGGCACCACCACCACCAGTCGAACCCCACCAGTGTGGCTTGCGTTGTTGCATTTCACCCAGCCATACAACAGGATCGACGCCAGGGGTTACGCCTACATCATTTTTCGTGACTACGTTACCATTTTCGTCAAGCGTTAAATGGCGTTCACCGAACATAAGCGCATCTTCCATTGCTGCAGACTGGAATCCTTTTGACTTAACAATCGCTTCCCGAATTTGATCATGAATTGTTCTAGTAACTTCCTTACTTTTAAATTCATTGATAGCAATTTCACGGTCTTGAAGGTCTTTGGTAAGCTTTTCAATTTGGCGCTGCAAAGGAGCAGTTTTTGATCCAATACGACCTTCTACAAGTTGGTTAATCTTGTTGTCGTCAAGCTTACCGTTTGCAGCAAGCTCTAGTTCAGCAATTTTATCAAGCTTAGCTTGGATTTCGCTCAAGTCACCCAGTGCAGCATACGGTTCCAAGTTTTTCAACTTATCAAGAGCTGTGCGCTCGCTGATACGGCGCGCAGCGTTTTCATTCTTCAATGCGCGTGCAGAAGGATGCAGGTCAATTGGACCATCGATATCCAAAACGTACACAGTCGAATTCGTTTTTGAATCCGTTTGCTCTTTGTACTCTCCGCGCATCGCTTCAGGTACATCATCTAATTTTTCAACAATTGCTTTAAGTGCCATGACCTCAACCTCATATTATGCTGCGCATGCAGCGTTGCTTAACCACACATTGTGATTAAAAGTCTTTCGGGTTCAACCCTGCTGCCCTGAATGCGTCTGCTTCAGTTTTTGCAAGTTGCGCCAACGTTAATTCGTTTCCATTCCTATCAATGAATTTATCTAAACTAAGATTCCCATCCCGGAACAATTTAGCTTTGTCGATTCCAAGTATGCCTTCTTGGAACGCTTTGCTCTGTCCTTTAAGCCAAGTGTTGTAAGTTGTTTCCGCTGGAATTGGACCAACTAATTGTCGGATGCGACCTCTTGCCCATTTGTCATACGCTGTGCGTGTGCCATGTGGTAAATCTTTGCGTGAACTAATATCACCAAGATTGTTTTCATTTGCATATTCTTTTACAAGTTGACTTTCAATAAACGGTTTAGCAGGTCTAGAACCTGCTAGCGTTCCGTCAATAGCTGCAATTCGCAAGCTTCTACATCTAAAATGAAGAGGCGGAATTGGACCTTTACCAAGCGAATATCGCTTCCCGTCATTCGCGTAACATACCGGAGTAGTTCTTGAATCTAATGTAGCAACAAAATATTCTTCAGTGATTACATCGCTATTTTCAGAAAACCATGCAGAACGTGAATGGTTCGCAACATGTTGAACTGCTGTCTTAACCACAGCGTCGACTTGATTTCTAGTCATTTGGGTTACACCGTCAGCGTAACCCAATTCCTTAGTTCCTATTACACGCTTCGCAATCGTTGCTATATCTTCGCCAGCAGTCATGCCTAGCTGTATAGCATTGTGGATTCTTCGCAAATCATCTGCTTCCATACTTGCTGCCCAATCTGCAAGGATTTGTCCTTGGAAAGGTCTTGACAGTGCGATAGAACGAAGCAGGCGCGCGCTAGGTGTAGCTACGTTGATTTCAACAGGCAAGACTACTGTTACAATGCCCGCGATACTTACACTCTCAGCAAGGGATAAAGCTGTCATTTGATCTTTTAAATCTTTTGTAGCTTCGTCCCATGCAGGTTCACGTATTTTTCGTATAGACTGGACTAGAGACTGTAGCCGCTTGAGTTCTGTGCTAGTCGTTAACCCAATGTTGCCAGCCAAACGGGAGCGAATTTTGTCTGCAATATCTTGTTCTGTACTTTCAAGCACAGTATTAATTCTATTGCGAACATACCCGCTATATCGCAGCAGATAGGTCTGATGACGCAACATTGCGTCATGTAGTTCCTCATTTGCGGTCTTAGCCATTTGGTTTATTCTTATTCCTGTTCTTCAAATCTGCTTGTTGCTGTTGCTGCTGAGCAAGTTGTTCTTCCGCTGTCAACGTAGAAGCACCTGCAGCTACGCGGGGCATTGCTGCATCTTCTTCACTGATTTGTTGCATCTCTTCATCAAATGTCATTGTAGTGAGACGCTTCTCAACCATGAGATCATGGATGCTCTTCTTGCTAAGCGGTGCGCCTGTAAGTCTAGCTTGCATGAGTCCTTGGATATCCGTAGCAGTAAGCTCAAGCTCGCCAAACTCCATATTTGGAGTGACTTTAACTTCTTCAGGGTCTGCACCGATCCATCCAGCAATAGTTTTTAAAAGGACTTCTAGACCTTTAGCACCAACAAGAGCAATTTGATTTAAAGACGCAGTCTGTGCAGCTAGACGTGTTTTAAGCGCTTCACCTGACTCTTGCGAATTAGCCTTGCCAGTAGGAAGCAATTGACCTGCCATAGTCGCCGCACGCTTGTGGTCATTTTCAAGTGAGGAACGTTGCTCACTTAAACCTTGCGAATTCACACCGATGTATTTCGCATCACCGCCAATGTCAACATCGATCTTTGAACCTGCGCCTGTACGAATAGCGTCATCTTCGCCTGGTTCACCTGCAGGATTACGAACACCACCTATAACCACAAGGGTGTCTTGACCAGTCATGAACAATGCTTGTCTATAAACAGCTTCGTCTCTGTAAATCGTTAAACAGAGGCGCCCTAACCCAAGCAAAGGAGGGTTATCCGGAACTGCGGATAAGTCATTTGTATTTATAAACACAAATGGAATTTCTTCTAATGTTGCGCCTTTGTATGTCGGCGCTAACATATTGGATTCACTATAGGTCAAGCTACTGCCGTCACTATCTGAAAAGGTTCCTTGTACGTAAATAGCTTCACCTTGGGCATCTTCTTTATCTAATAAGCCCAATTGCAGAACTCTGTACTTTTTACGTTCTACCCAATTGAAGCCATCTGTACGTTCCGTCGAGCTTTCATTCAAGACAACAAGATTCAAGGCATGCATGCCCTCTGACAATGTAGCTTCATCCCAGTTAGTGATGGACTCCGCAACGTACAATGCAATATAAGGCAACACATCAGAATTTATAGAGGTCTCTGTGTTTGTAGCTGGGTCTTTTGCTTTTGGTAGATCTGCAAGCAAGCCAACACGACCTGTAATCAATTGTTCAACATTGATTAAACGTAACAAGTCATAGAGCGAGTCACCTTTCAACGTACAAGCGTTGAGTAGTGGTTCCATCTTTTTAGGCAGCTCAATTGTCGCAGGTTTATGATGTAGCATACCAGCCAGCACAGCTACACCAGATTTTATATAGTCCGGAAAGACTGCTCGTTCGATGTAGCCCTTATAAATCTGCTCACCGGGTCTTTTTTCACCCTTACCAAATCCATCAAGAATCATGCTTGGCGTAGGCGGTAAGTAAACGTCACGTTTGTCCTTAACTGCGCGTTCACCTTGATAAAAGTCGCGTTGGGCAATCCAGTCATCCTTGTGGGAATCGTATTGCGGATGAGTTGATTCAATGCCCATGATTTAACCTCAAGCCATGCCTTTCGTTCTGCCGCCACGAGCGCCAAGACCTAGTGATAAAATATGGTAACGAGCTTCGTCACCGATATGGTCTTCCGCTTCCGTATCTACGTCGTCTTGGTCAACTTCATCCCTTGGTAACGTTGGAACCAAGTCAATGAAGTTCTTGCAATTGTCAAAAATAAACATGCCAGGCTTTTCGCGAGGCACTTGAACCTTTGTTCCATTTGGAGTTACTATATACTGTCGAAGAGCATTTTTGAAATACCTTCTCATTTTTTCCCAGCCGTCTTTTCGACTGCCAGGGGATTTATCCGAACGCCTCCATTCAACACCCGGATAAACAGTACCTTTAATCTTGACAGGTTTTAGCATATCTGCTGCAATGGAGTTACCATTTAAGGAATCCCAAATACTATTATCAGCAGCGCCAGGCTGTACTTTGCCATGAATACCCATTACCAATTCGCGCTCAATTATACCCATGGCTATGTCACTGGCAAGCATCCGTAGGCCAACATTTGCCTTTCCGCTGTAGCCATACCATTCAGCTATGCGGAACTGATCACCTTTAACCGTGCTGCGCCATGTTCCGTTAGGCATGCAAACATCGCTTCCATCGCTTTCTGCCCACCAACCAACGCTGAAAGGTTTACTGCTACCCCAGTCAAAAGAACGTGTTAATCTCCAACCTATAGGAAGCCTAAAAGCTGGAAGTATATGTTGTGAGGAATCCCATGTGTCATCAAACATACCACCCGCAACAATATCCCAATCCCCGCCCAACCATGCGCGACGCTTATTTGGGTCACTGATACTTTCAAGTTCAGCGATGTATTCAGGTGATAAGTATTTGTTTTCGCGATATGTACCAAACAGGTGGACTTGTGTCTTAACCACATCTTCGCGCTTCTGCGTTCTTGGATTAAAGACATTGATTACACGCTTATGAATTCTGCCCGGTGGAGCAGCATTGATAAATCGCTTCTTAACCCAGTTATGACCTGAACCATAAGGGTTTGTGGTTATGAATACTTCCAAAGGAATCTCCGGTAGCAGTTCGCTTGAGCACACTAAACCATTGTCATCAATATATCTAATCTCTCCGGTTGCATTGTAATAATCCCCGTCAATTACATTCTTATAATCTTCTGGACGAAAGGAAGAACGATTGCAACTCATAAGCATGTCAAACAGAATATCGGTTGGATACTTAGTTAATTCATTCCAACCAATAAAAGGAAATTCTTGACCATGATAAGACCAATAGTCCGTTTCACGTTTAATAGCACGGAACAATAGTTCTTCACCAGTAGGCCAGCGCCACAAATAATCACTTTTTGAACTAATGAAACGCGCACCGTCTCCAAATTCAGGAAACCAGCGCATAGACTTAGAAATCAAGTCGTCAAGGTTTTTGTATTCTCTATCAAATATAACCCCGCGCCAGAACCTACCGTAACCTATGCCCACACGTCGTCGAAATCGCATAAGCTGCGAGTCTGTCTTACCCGGCCCGCGCGTACCATGCATTACAATGATATTTGCGGGACACGATTGGGAAAGAGTTTGAGATCCTGGAAGCGGAGTCCAAATTACCTTGTCCGCTTGGACTAAGTTAGGGTTCGGTGGAATCAGCATTAATGCACAGGCTTAGCTTGACGGTCTTCTGTTGAAGATGCGATAAGTTTGTCTTGACTTTTAGATGCAGCTTTCTCCCACTCATCCACATTTGCAATTGCAGGGACCATCATTACGCCACCCCTATGGGTAACAGTTTTCTGGACCTTCTTAGTGCCGTCTGCACCTAACAAGTTCTTGAGTTGGGATAGAGCCATGACGCGCGCAGCATGACTTGTGCCCGGACCAGTTCTACAACCTTCCATCCATAAGCGCTGGCGCACCATATGAATATCAATGAGGTCTTGTTCTTTCTGGTTTGTTGGGCGTATTACTTGCAGCCGCGCAATCTCCCTCTGGACATACGTGTCCTGAATTAGTTGTGCGCCATATTGTGCAGCTATTTCTTTAATATAGCCGACACGAATAGCTGCGTCGTAGACGTTATAATCCTTTAAGTACTCTTTGACAAATGTATCACGGAGCTCTTTTTCATGTGGGCTTAACGTCTGTTGCATCAACAGAGGATCCCAATAGCGCCCCGAATCTTCTCCGCCCATGCGAATTCTCCGGTTTTATAGCTAGGCTTCCTAGCTAATGATCGGGAGCTTACACAAGCTAAAATTAATCAGGCAACAGAAAATGTCAATTATTTTTTTGCAGGCTTGCCGGCGTTTTTATTATCTTGATTAATACATGCACGGGCTGCAGCGGAACACTTATGATAACGCGAATACATATCTGTCAACGCGGAAACAGTGTCCCCGAACGTATGATGCTCAACAGGTTGTAGTTCAGTGCAGTTCGCTACTATTAGCGCTGCTGACTGGCATACTGTTGGAGCGGGCGTTGTCAAGCAGCCTTTCAACAGTGGGGTCGTTAACACAATCACGATATACAGGTACTTCACGGACAGTGTGCTCCACAGTTTGTCGAATAGTGGTCTGCTTTATATCTATCTTTCCAATAGCTTCTGCAGCGCCTAGTTCTGCTTGTTCCTTTACAACAGCAATTAATGCTTCTGTCTCCCTTTGCTGTGCAATAGTGTGGTCATGACTTAGACCCCAGCTCAGATAAGCAGAACCCGCCATCAATGCGATGACCACAATTATGACCCAAGGATTCGCAAATATTTTCAGGAATGCAATCATTGGGCAGGTTTGTCTAATGGCGGAACGTCATTACCGTCGTAATCTACGCCTAAGCGTTTGCGCACCATGCGCTCAAGAAGTCGGATTGTAGCACTGGCGCCGAGCCATCCGCTAACACCTACTATCACCCCAGTCCATTGCTCGCTTAAACCTGTAGCTTGACACATCAAAAGGACTAGGAGGCCGACAAAACCTGCTGACAAACCTTCAATGCAGGCACGACCCCAATGCACGGATTCCTTCTTTTCAAAGGTGCGCATTAGATGACCAAAGATTCCACCTATAGAGGAGAACGCAATATAGGCAAGGGCTTTGACCCACCATGTCAGGAATTCGTCTTGCTGCATTTTTGGCCCCAATCATAAAATAATAAGAGGGCCATGCCTCTGTAGGTGCAATAGTAGCAGCTCGTAAGCGTTTGCGCTATACGAATTTAATCAGAATCACTTACACCATATTTTAAATCAAGTGCGATGCGTCGAGCCCATCCTCTACTCGCATCAGGCCAGTTCTTTAGACGAGTCATGAAATCTAAACGCTCAGCACACAATGCCATAATCTGGTCAGACTCAGACATTTTGTCAAGAGCTGCTTGACTCATTGGACCCCAATGCCCATCGTCTGCAACTCCTGCTGCTCTCTGTAGATAACGCACAGCCGTTTCCGGTCCGCTGTTAAACGCAAAGTCTGCAAGTTGAAAAGCAACACCGTCGAAAAGTTTGTCCGCATTAATGCGGTCCCAGAAGTCACGCTTGAATAAGAACTTTGCGCGATCTTTTGTGAGGTCTTTGATATTTTCGTTGGGATAGCTGCGCTTGCTGATACCCCACTTTGTCTCACCACCCGGATCATTCGGGTTATTTACGTAACCGTCCTCAATCCCCATAATGCGTTCAAAGGTTTGATTAAAGTCAACCATTTGCACCGCCCCAAAACCAATAGCAGAGCAGAGCAAGGACAATCACACCTGCTATTTCAACATAGAAGAAGACTTTAGCTCTTTCGCAAGGTTGAACCGTTGTATGATGGTGCGCCATGTGCTTTAACATTGTCATGACCTATTGCAAGTTAAGGGGAAAGCTTACCAACCCCTTGCACATAGCGCAACCGTTGTCAAGTAACTACATCCCGGTTCATAAGTAGCAATAGTTTATAGGGGTTTACCTACAAGTAAAATACTTGACATTATCCGAACGTTGAATACTATCCCCACGCCTTCGCATTTTTGTCTTTGCGTCAAGATTTTCAAGGTATTTAGAAGGCTGGGTTAAGCGAGGAGAATCCTTCACTAGCAACCAACCTTCTAATCTTGTACCTTTGACCCCTTCGATGCCACTGTCGGTTTGTCTGTTCATTTTAAATCCTTAGAATGGAACATCGCCATAATCGTCAACAAGATTACGAACTTCTTTAGAAATCGTTTTGTTAAATATGTCTACTACATCTTCATACTTTTCCGCTTCGATGTCAACCATTTGTTCACGAAGAACAGAATCTTCTGTGTCCTCCCGATAATCATCTATTTCAATCAACAACAAATTGTCCTTTGCGCGCGTAGTAGCGACATAGCAAAGGTTCAATTCTTGCTGTTGTTGCCAACTTTTCTTAACCCAAGGGGCGGGGCACAAGCTGCTATTCAGCCAAAACACATTATTAGCTTCCAATCCTTTTGCTTTGTGAATTGTGGACAACAATACCTGTTCCACACCTTCCGCGAATAAAGAATCAATTGTCCACATCAAGTGTTGGATTGTGCGCTCACCTTCTGGCAAGCTGCGCATAAGGCAAAGGATTGCAGATATTTTATCATGAATAGCTTCTGCTTTTGCGTCATCACTTTTTGCAACATACTTCTCTACTTCTCGCACACAATAATCATTCAACTTGTCTTCCAAGCGTTCAAAATCGCTGGTCTTCATTTTGTTGATCAAAGACTTTAAACCCTGTCCAATCTCTTTACCCATAATCCGCATCGGTACGCCTTCCCGGAGCAGCTTATAAGCCAAGACAATGATAGGCTTTGTGTTACGGCAAACAACAAGATCATTTGCTTTAAAAATAGAACCGTTCCACTTAGAAACGCTCTGCACAGAACCTTGTTTTGCATTCGGCGCTGCCTCAATGTGGGATACCCACTTCTTAGCGTAGTTGATTACTTCCGTTGGGCAACGGTAGCTAATAGTAAGGGGCAACTTGACGCAATTAAACTCAGAAGCAATTAAATCCAGAGAATCGCTATCAGCACCACGGAAACCATAAATCGCCTGAGCAGGATCGCCCACCGCAATGATACGCGAATCCTTGTGCATCACTTTGCGCAGTAGCGCGCGTTGGATAGCATTGGTGTCTTGTGCTTCATCAACGAATACAAAGTCAAATTTCTGCAAAGACAAACCGTCACGCACAGCAATGTAGAGCAAATCATCAAAGTCTACCAAAGGTGATTTATTACTCAAATCAAAAATTGTACGCGCTAGCTCAATGCCTTCACCGATGTCGGAGTTGTCGGTATCTGGTTCCAAATCATGGTGAACACAAATGTTCATCCAAGTTTCTTCAGTATCCTGCACAAGGATACCCATACCAACCTGGCGCGCTAAGCCCACAAGGCGCTGGATAAACGAACCGTATTTCTTAGAATTCAAACCTGATAAGTTCTGGTCGCAAAGCAAGCGAAGTTTATTGGTTTCAACTGCTCTTTGATTTTTATGGCGTGTGACAACGCTGTAAGTCAAGGAATGGAACGTGCGTGCATTGACACCGCGATTTTTCAATTCATCGGCGATAGACTTGTTAAACGCTAGGAACAACGAGGAACCGCGAACGCGCTTCATACCCTCGACCAGTGTGGTGCTCTTACCGCTACCCGCTACCGCTTCAACAATAGCGTTACCTGTGCCGAACTCGATAAAGTTAAAAATGTCTGCTTGGTAGGGAGACCAAACGCGGGTAGTGTCACGCGCTTGATCTTCAATGTCCGTTGATTCTTGACGAGGAGTGTGTTTGCGTGCGTCAAAATTTAGATTAGCCATCATGTTCTCCATTTAACTGTGGTTAGTATAACAGAGGTCTAGAAGACAATGCAAAATAATTTTAAAGAGTCTGGACTAATTTCTTAGTCAATATCATTATGGAATTGCAATTGTCAAGCTTTATATCAAGAAGGTTATGTAATTCTTCTCGATATTTATTCATTAAATCTTTATTTCCAATTAGTGCAGCAGCTTCAAACAATTTTGTCAAGGCCTCTGTTTGATGACCACATGCAAGCTGTCTGGTCATTGTGTCGTGTAGTTGCTCGTTTATTTGGTCCTTCGTCATGGTTTCTTGCCTTTCAACACGATACGCACGTCTCCGTAGAGTGTTTCAGTTAAAGGTGAATGTTTTTGTTCATTCGCAAGTGGTCTAAGATTGTCATAAGACTTATACATCGCATATCGCGTAATATAGCCTTCAACTGTATCCGCGACAGTACACCTTGTCTGTTTAACTCCATTAAAATAAACATCAAACCTGTTGCAAATGGACAGAGGAGTTACACCTACTTCCATTCGAGTTGGAATAACTTGTAACTTAATTGCAACTCTCTCCGATACCTTGTCTGACACGCTTTTGCAGGCGTCAATAAGGCGTTGCGCTTTCTTTGGAATTCTTGATTTCATAGTTGCCAGTCCGATTTAACTTGCATATAGTCCATGACACGTTTATGGACCATTTGCTGATGTTTTGATAAGACGTAGGGGACATTGTCAAGATAAGACACTAGCAGTTCTATTGCTTGTTGCCAGCCGAAACAGACATGCCATCGGTATCCTTGGATTGTGACAAACTTAGCAAATTCGACCTGTTCGCGTGTCACATCAGAAGGAACGCCCTTAAGCTTTTTCATTTCGATGTATAAGCCCGGGCAAGCCCAGTCTGCATAAGACCTTACCACAGGTAGAAAAATATCTGCAACACCACTTTTCACGCCTTCTGCTTTAAGAGCTAACCCTTGAGACATAGAACGTCCGCCACCATTTGGATTCGCATACATCCAACGAAGCAAAGGGTATTGTTTGAAGTTCATTGCTGCCCAACAGAACACAGCAGCTTGTTCGCCGTGCTCAGACCCATTTGCTAACTGTTCAGGCGTGACGGGCATTTGCGCGCTCTTGTGCCTCGCGAAGAATTACTTTAATGCAACGTCGTAATAAGACCTTGCCTATGTGCCGCTCTCGACGTTGGATAACGCTGTCACGGAAGGTTCTTGCGTCTTCTGGAAACTTTGTTCTTTCCAATTCGTGTCTAAAATCTTCCATCTTAGCCCTTTCCAAAACTCGCTGTTAAACAAACGTCTTAAAACATATCCACGAATCACAGATACAATAGTCATCCAGAATGTCAAGATAAAGTTCGACTTCAATGACATTGGGATGTGATAAGCGTGACAAATTACCATTGTAGCAACAGATGCAATGCAAAGTCCAATGAAGGTATTGAACAAAGCTTCAATTAGACTCAGCATTCTTGTTTGCATCAAACTACCCTGAAATAGTTTTTCTTATAGACACGCACAATCGGAATGCCCATAATTTTATAAGGTTCTTCAGACGACATAGTTGGGTCTACTTGTGTTATTCCCAACGCGGACCAATGGTCACGATGAACACTTAAAAGTGTACACCAATCCTCATCTCCTAAATACACTCTTAATTCTTGCTTATTTTTTATAGCAGGAATACGAGTCGCAATGTGCGAACGCATCAACTCCACTTTTGTCAGTTTGTCCGCAACGCTCATCGATAATGTTTCCATTTGCAAGAATGTGAATGCCTGCCTGCGCGGGTAAGTGCATCTTCAAGGCTTTTGCAAATGACAACTTGCGTATGGTGACGGAAGCTGTATGCAGGCGCGTCACGATCGTCGAAACCGACAAGCATTACCGGCCCACCTGTTGCAAGCGCAGCACCGATCTCTACCAATGTGCCTTTGAGCACTTCACTAGGCTCACGGTATGCAATAAGCACAGATGCGCGACAAGATTCGTCAATACAACGACGCCACAAATCTGTTAAATCACGCGATTGACCTTTCTCAGCTTCATCAATCCATGTGCTATTAATTGGACACCCTGCGGCGCGTAGTTCACGCCATTTAGCTGCGTGAACAGTCTTACTTGCAAAGTAAATCATCCTAATCATTCTCCCATCTTTTCATTATTTGACGCTGAGCTATCGTAAGCGCCACTATCTCTTGGTCAGCAGTCATTTTAGCACGCCATACAGGGTAATGTCAATTACCGCCTTCCGGTCAATCAGCAAATATTAAAATCAAACCATCACATTTTAGTTCGCCTGATTCAATATCATGAATAGCAGCACGCAATAAGTCAAGAATGTTGGCTTCAGAATTACGTTCAATTTTATTGATTCGTTTTGCAGCAAGTTTGTTTATATCATCTGACATATAAAGGAACCTTACCCGACCAGTTCCCAGTCACCCGGAACAGGTCTTATCCACTCTTTCCGAGGCAATTTGAAATCGGGTAAGGCCCTTGTACGCTCGGTGTGAAGCACCATGTCTTGAACAGTCTTGTGTTCTATAACGTCAATAGCTTCTTCGCTAGTGTCAGGAAGCACAACAAATTCAAATTCAACTACATCACACTTACGCGCCTCGTACTTTCTAAAAGGACGGGAGTCGCAAAGACGACGTTCGTTATCTTCAAACCAGTTGGACAGCGACATAAATACTCCATTACCTACAAAAGAACTGCATACTAGCCCATGCTCAAGCAGTACACAATCCCAAGATTATTCCTTTTGAGGCGTTTCTTCTTGGCGCATTTCTTGCCAACGAATCAAGCTATCAATGGATTCTTGGATATCTTTTGTCACATCCTTACCTGCTCCGCGCCCACCAGCAACGAGAAGTTTCTTGACAGCATGTTGAATGCAAGGGTCAGTTACGTTAAATAACTGAAGCACGCGATATACATCTACATGTGTGAAGTTTGTCACATCTTTGTAGTAGTGGTTATGTTTAGTCTTGACATTTGCATCAGTATTATTCGTCATGAAGAATATCTCAACCCGCGCGCAATTAAAGCCTCAAGCGTAATGCTCTTGATTTGTTCAAGTGGAATAGAAGCAACCACTTCCGCGTTACCCCACTGCTCGCCCATTTGCATTCGCCGCTGAAGCTGCACAGTTGCAAAAACATGGAAATGAGGATACGTCTCCGCAAGCATCAATCTCTGACGTTTGGTGAGCGGTTTGCCATTAAGCTCACCAGATTCCATCATTTTAAGATGCTCTTCTGTTGGAACTTTCATCCCTGCTTTCTCAGCAGCAGGAACGAGCATCGAAATAAATACTAGCATACTAGCCTCCAATTCTTCCATAATTTGCGTTAAGAAGTACTTTAAGTCTTGCTAATTTGGAAGCAAGCATCCTGATCTTTTTGCGGGAACGACAATCTGCAATGTCATAACCGACAAGAAAACAGAAAACTCCAAAGGCAAGTAGAATTACAAGTGCGTGCAGTTGTGAAATGTGAATCATGTTGTTTCCTTAGTTCCAAAGATGCTAGTTTAACAGAAAAGGACTAGGCGTCAACAATAATTCTACTTGGACCTTCCATGTTGTCTGGGCGTTCGATAGTCATATCCATTTGAATACGAATCAAATTAGGTTGCGGTGCGCCCGCTTTTGCTTGACCTTGAACTAAGCGTCCACCTTTCGCAATCCATTCAACCATGCGCATAAGTGCAGCAGCAATAAGTTCACGTGTCGCTTCTGTAGGCTGCTTGACAAGCGGTTTAAATTCTGGTTCATACAGCTTCAGTCCCATAACCACATATCCAGCGCTCAGCCCAGTTACGTTGGACAATATCACGCTGATTGTGAACATCAAGCTTTGTCCGGTGTACGTGCCGCCGGTTCCTTTACAGTCCTCACAATCTGAAATGTCAGCCGCATTGTAAGTGCGTCCATTTCCATTACAAGCTCGGCATGGATTGAACTCTTGCAGTCTAATATAATCACCAGACTGAAAGTTACGATCGTTGTAGCGCAATTCGAAAGGCTTTAAACCTAGCGCCACATTGACAAAGTATTCCGGCCAGCATTTTAGATTGTGTGTTTGTTGTGTCATTTTATTTGCTCAAAGATGTGCCAAACAAATCCACCACTCGCTTGAACTGTGCCGATGTAGTTGTACTTAGAATCATAGAACTCATGGCCGGTTCCAATGATCCTAAAAATACGTTCTACATTTGGTTTATCAAGGTCTACCTTTGCCCAAACGCAGATTCGTTCTTCATGTTGACTTGTCTTTTGAATTTGCACGCATAACACTTGTGCGTCAGCGGGCATTAGAACATGGTTGACAGGTTGTGTCAGAGTGAATTTATGGATTATCACGTTTAAGCCTCAGAAAGAAAGAGTCCACCCTAACACAAAGAATCACTGCAGCAAGGACAAGTGTTACAGGTATATATTTCATAAAGCCTTGATTATTTTCGCAACTGTGTCTTCTTTCCAGGTCTTTTTACTTTCAATCCAATTGTCATTGCAGATCTTAGAAATCTTTTCCTTCAGCTTAAGCGCTTCTTGAAGCTTTGCCCTTAAAGCGAGTTCGCGTTCTGCACCCATGCCTACAAGACGCGCTTGTTCAAGACATTCCGTTCGCAAATCCCGAACAGTATGCGCAGCTTGTTCATGTGCGCCGCGTTGCTCGCATAACTCCGCTTGCAGCTTAGTCAATTCGTCAATTGCAGCTTGTTTATCCTCACGACTTATAGTTGGGCAAGACATCACCAGCGGATGACCAGCACTAGGATTATCCTGTGGAGATTGACGGACAACATTTCCTTCCGCAATCAAGTTCTGAAGAATAGAAATAGCTTTAAGTGTCATCCCAATAATCCTCGTAGAAATCCAGCGGGCGCAATTCACGTTCCAAAGGGTAACACCTTACTGGAGGAAAAGGCAAAGCCGAAGTTACATCCAAATCATATTCACCATCAATGGTGATATGTAAGTGACGCATCTCTTCAGTTAGGGTTAAGTCCTTTTGCAGCATTTAATTCAAATTCCAATTGTTCAACTCGAATTGCTGCATCAAGAACAGATTTTGTCAAGAGTTCTTCGTAGATTTGACGTAAGCGAAAACCACGGTTAACATCTACTTCCGTATCCTTGTCTACAAAAGTTGAAAACTGACGGTAGGTTTGTATACGCATCACAATTCCCCTTGATCCAAGATCTTAAACCCAATGCGATCTTCCCAATGCGTGTGATGCGCTTTAGGACTGTCAGAATAACTACCCGTAACAAGATCCCCTTCTTTCACTTCGAAAAAATAACGTTTAGGAAGTGCTTGAATGGTCATCTTGTAAAACGGTGCGCCTATACCAGCGCGGTCCAATCCTTGCGGTGGAATATTATCATTGATTCTTCTAGCAATATGGATAAGTGCATCCGTTGCGCTTAATTCTGTATCACCACACAACACAGTACGATTGCGCGCAATCGCTTCCAAAAACGGAGCGTACTCATGAATCATGATTTAACGCCCGTTTTACCCAAGACTGGACGGTTCAAAACATTTGAACGCTTTTCAGGCGGAGGATTACCGGAATCCTTTAGCTTACGGATTTCTTCACGATCCACGCGCGTGCTATCGGGTGCAGTGATGCCAAGTTTGACTTTTGCGTTCTTTAAAGGAACACCAGCAACCTCTACAGATAAAAGCGTGACTAACACGTCCTCGCCAATCACAATAGAATCACCATAAGCACGAGTAAGAACTAACATTCCAATTTCTCCTAATTTCCGATTAAATGAATAAGATAGTTTCTATTTTCATTTCGGAGAAACTATCAAAGAACGCGGTAGCACGATAACTCAGCTCCCTAGTTACCGTACAACCTGTTGACCATGGATTGCCTGACACAATTGTACTTCTCGTATCAGCATGATCAACAGGGACGGGTTTACAAATCTTGTCACCTGTATATGTCGCAGGTGAACGGCTGTAACTGAATTTCTTTTTGTCAAGAATGTTCTGGTGGGCATCTACTTGGCAACGGTTCTGCACCCAGTTAAGGTCCAGCAAAGTAATGTCAACTGATTTCCCGCGTTGACCGGGTAAGGCATAGTAAAGCACAGCCTTACAATGATTGCAACACTACTTTGTAAAAAAGTTGTTTGCCTCGTCGATTAAAGATTGAAACAAATTTAAATCACAATCTGCAGTCATACGCGGAACAGTATCATGTGCGTTAACTACATTGTTGATCTGTAGACGTAACACAATACGTCGCGCACATCGGTTGCCTTCATATTGATGGCTATAATCCATATTAGGCGTCTGTACACCTTGCAAATACAGATTAAAGCCTTCCATAAATGCTTCTAATTGCTTTGCATTAAGGTCCGTAAGAACTTGGGCATATATGTACAACATAAATCACCTATTTAATGTCGATGTAAACACCTTAGACTAACAATTCTTAAAAGGCAAGCGTTTTTCAAGCGAATAACCACAGTTGGCGCGCTATAATCGCGTTTTGTGAGTCCATTAGACCAAAAACCCTAGGATTTACATGTACTTACATTATATATAATAGATATAATAAAGAATACTAAGCACTTACTGATATATAGGTATGTGTAGCTACAGTTTTTCAATATACACAGAACCCCTATGTTTAGTAGGTACTAGCATTAACCCATTATTTCCATTATTTCATCGTATTTAGAAATTGTATGTACAATATAAATATGTTTTAATTAAATACCGTTTTGCAACATTTTTACAAATTTAATATGGTTTCAACATGAATAGCACAGTAACGCACGATGATCAAAATGATAACGAAGAATTTGATCTGGGCTCTCCACCAGCAGAGAAACCAGAAGGAGAAACACATTTGCCGGATCTTTGGTGGCGCCAAAACCCAATAGACTCCATGCCAATGCCTAAAGACGTTGCTCCAAAACCATTAAGTTTCAATGAACAAATGGAACAAATGCCCACAGAACAATTGCCGGGCTATGACCAACTCAGTGAAATACAAAAGACTGTGGTAAACAATTTTAGAAATGAAGCTTGGTTCAAATACAGTAATTATCTACGTAAATATGTGACTAGCATGCGTGATATTTTAGAGCATGCAGCAGAATATGAAAAAGATTTACGCAAACAAAAACGCATATTTGGAGTTAAACCTCCTAAGCTTAAAGATGAATTTGCTCAGCAGTATGTGGCTTGGCAAAGAGAATGCGCAGCAAGGAAAGAATGGATTGACAAATTTAAAATGGAATGGCGCAAACGTGTAGGAGAGCGCGATGAAGCGCTTAAACAGTGGGACAGCTATGTAAAGGAAGCTCGCTATGCGTACCAGCGTGCGGATGCAACACCAATTCCACCAAGACCGCAAGAAAATTAACTGCACGCAAATTAGACCGCAAATAAATGTAACGGAACGCTTGCGCATGTGTAAGGGTGTGCTTACACTGCGCAACATTACATTCTAAAACCTCTCCAGGGTTCCTATGCAAGTGTCTCAACCAGAAATGACGGTTAGCCGTCAACAAGCTGAATTTGACCAAAAATATGTCAGTAGTTATGAGATACGATCAAGATTAAAAATTCCTACCTGCACACTTGCAGCGGCACAAAGACGTAACCTATTACCGAAGCCTATTCGAGTGGGTATGAACTTGCACTTGTGGGAGCGGGAGGAAATTGAACCATTCATTGAAGCATGGGATAGAGCTTTAACGACGCGCCGCAATACTGCTGCGGAGATTAACCGATGACCAAAGCGGCTAATTGGAGCCGCATACCTCAAGACCTTCGCGAACGTAGACAGTGGGCAATTGCATCGCCCTGTACGTGCGGGGTCACAATGGGTAAACACGCGGCAGAATGTAATTACAAAGCGCCTATGTCTATAGGCACAAATGGTCAACCGTTTCGTGTTAAATCTACTGATCCAACTTACTGGTTAAACTTTGACGAAGCTGCAAGCTTTGCGAGTTACCACAATCTAGACATCGGCTATATGTTGACTGCGGACGACCCATTCTGTTGTATTGATTTCGATGTTAAGGATTACACGAATGAGCCAGACGAAAGTAAATGGACAAATCAAGATGCTTACACGTGGTTCTGGGACGTTGTACAGCGGTGGGCGAGCTATACAGAAATTTCCACAAGCGGAAAGGGCTTGCACATGTGGGTGCGTGCGAACATTGGACAAGGTGCGCGCAGGCATCCGTTTGAAGTGTATTCACAAGAACGTTTTATCATTTGCACAGGTAACGCTGTCTTAGATGCTCCAATATTAGAGCGTCAAGAATTTGTTGTAGACTTTACTGCGCGCTTGCGTGCAGGGTCGGACGATGAAAATGAGAAACTAGACCTTATTGAAGTGCCTGCTGTATTTGAAGATAGTAAAATATGGGATATGGCAGCAAATGCGGATAACTCTTATAACTTTTTAGAGCTATGCGAGGGGCGCTGGCAACAGTTTAATCATCCTTCCCATTCAGAAGCAGACCTTTCGCTTATGTCTATGTTTGCTTTTTATAGCAAGTCCAACGAGCAATGCAGACGATTATTCAAACAGACAAAACTATGTCGTGATAAGCACATAAAAAGCGATCGTTTAATTAACAAAATGTTACAGACCATTCGCACACGTCAAGCGAATGAGAACAAGATTGAAATAAATAGCACACTCCTTGCGATGCGTGAGCAACGTGCGCGCGAGAACCCTGTGCTGTACCTACCAGAGTACGCTACAACGCACGTAGAAACACCCCCTACCCCTTTCACGGTTACGCTTGCAGCACCGTTGCCCGCAACGGCAGCAGCTATAACAGAGGGGATAAGCTGGCCTCCCGGGTTTATTGGGCATCTTGCTTGTTTTATCTACGAAAGCTCCCCGCGCCCGGTTAAAGAGGTCTCTATTGTTGCTGCATTGGGCTTGATGGCGGGCTTGTGTGGTAAGCATTACCATTTCAACGGCAGCGGTTTGAATATTTACCTTGTGCTTATTGCGCGGAGTGGTGTGGGCAAGGAGGCAATGCACAGCGGAATTAGTGCAGTATTAAAAGCGGTATCTAAAAAACTCATCACAGTTTACCAGTTTGTTAACTTTTCGGACTTTGCATCTGGTCAGGCGCTTACTAAAGGATGCGCATCTAATCCGTCCTTCGTTAATGTGACGGGTGAATGGGGGCGTAAGCTTAAACGCTTATCGAAGGAAGATGGTTCAGACCCTGCGATGGGCACCTTGCGCACAACGATGACAAACCTCTACCAAAAGTCCGGACCGCAAGCAATTGTAGGCGGTATCACGTACTCCAATAAAGATAGTAACATTGAAGCAGTGAGTGGTGTTGCATACAGCATGATAGGCGAGACTACCCCTAAGACGTTTTACGAATCGTTAACTGAAAGTATGATGGAGGACGGATTTCTATCACGCTTTACAGTTATCGAGTACACAGGGGAACGGGTGCCGCTTAATCAAGACATTCGTACAGAGCCGCCTGACTATATAACAGAAGCTATTTTGTTCATTGCGCAAGAAGTCACACGCAATATTGGAAACTCAGCAAGCAAAGGTGTGTGCGTTACTGCAGACTTAGAAGCGGCAACACTTCTAAAAGCATTTGACCAAGAATGCGATAAACAGATTAACGATTCGCAAGAGGACGAAAGCTGGCGTCAAATGTGGAACCGTGCGTCCTTAAAGGTGATGCGAATTGCTTCTTTGCTTGCAGTTGGGGATAACCCGATTACACCTTGCATTACGTTAGTTCACGCAGAATGGGCAATTGGGTTGATTAGGCGTGATATTGAAATTATGCAAAAGAAGATTGAGTCCGGTGAAGTGGGCTTGGACGACAATGCACGTAATCGTAAGTTGATTGATATCTTGAGAGAATACTGCAGTCCACAACCTTTAGGATCTGGTTACAAAGTGAACCAAGTAATGAAGGACAATCAAATTATTCCTCACCAATACCTTGTTCAGCGCACTTCACAACTTAATTTGTTCAATAAACATAAACTTGGATCTAACGAAGCGTTAAGGCAGACTATTCGTAATTTATGCGATTCAAACGTGTTGTTGGAGGTGCAAAAAGACAAGCTATCTAGTCTGTATAATTATTTTGGAAGAGGATATCGGATACTTTCTCTTCCTGATTCTCATTTTCGCAAAAATGGTAAATAAATTGCTTGCGATCTGCGCAGGCATGCCTGTAAAGTACATTTCAACAGCACGAGGAAAGACAAATGGCTCAGTTCAAGATTTCTTTACCTAACGACTTTCGCGAGAAACTTGCGCAAGATTGCGTCTATGTGGAAAACTTGCGTCATAAAGAGGAAGTTCCTCCTTATAACATATTCGTCAACAATTTGATGAAGTCCATGAACAGCCCTGCAGAAGAATTGCATCATGCTGCAACGGGTATGTCTGGTGAAGCAGGTGAAATCCTCGACGTTTCCAAAAAAGTTTGGGTCTATAATAAACAACTTGACATTGAGCATCTGCTTGAAGAGATGGGTGATTTGCGTTTCTATTATCAAGCTATGCTTAACATGCTGGGTTTAAACGACGAGCATATTAAAGCGCAGAACGTCCTGAAGCTGCAGAAACGCTATACAGCAGGCGTATACAGCGACAAGGAAGCACAAGAACGAAAAGACAAGCAACCCTTGTCCGCGGAAGGTACTAAAGGTGACGGCGCGCCTAGACAGCGCTCTTTCATTGGTGCAAAGTCAGAAGAAACAAGCGGCAGTTAAGGGCACAGCTATGACCACAATTCCGGAAAATACTGTCACACAACAAGACCTTATCCAATGGTACGAACTTGTTGACAAGCTTAAAAAGATTAAAACTGCGGAAATGATTCTGCGCTTAAAGATTTTTAAGCACTATTTTCCGGAGCCTAAAGAAGGTGTGAACACGTTTGTTTTACCGGACAGCTACCTATTGAAAGGAGACTACAGTTACGATCGCAATGTGGACGAAGCTGCACTGGTTACATTGACCCCTATGCTGCAAGACAAAGGTATTAATCTGGATGTGTTAATCCGACGTAAACCAGAGCTTGCGCTTAAGGAATACCGAACACTTGAAAAGGACCAGACAGAAGAAGGAGTGCAGAAACTTCGTCTGTTTGATCAATGCTTAATCATTAAGCCTAGCACGCCATCATTAAAAATAGTCGACCCGCCTAAGCCAAAAGTAGTCGGTAAAACGAAATGAGCACGGACGTTCTACAATACCAAGTTTCACAGGTAACAGATACAACTCTGGATGCAATTGAAAAACAATTTGGTCAAAAAGTTGCATTTATCACAATTATGGTATTACCAGACGACTCCATTTCCATTGGCGGAAATTTAAACTCTTTAGAAGGTGTCGTTTCTTTGTTGGGTGCAGCAATGGGGCAAATTATACAAGGTCAAGGTGAGTTTAAGGTTAGTGGAAAGAGCAAAACAAATTGATGAACGTGACAATCATTGCGGATGCTTCTTTCTGCCCAGAAACCCATGTAGGTGGGTATGGGTATTGGATTGCCTGTGAACGTGGGCGAGTGCCAGGGGGCGGACCTTTTAAGAGCTTAATACAAGACGCAAACCTTGCAGAAATGATGGCAGTCTGCAAAGCTATACACGAAGGGTTGAAGCAACAACTAATCCAACCCGGTGACGACATTTTAGTTCAAACAGATTGCATGGGTGCAATTGATACTTTTGCAAAAATGCAGTCTTTTCGATGGATGAACGCTTCCTATAAAACAGTGATGGAAGTATTCCGTAAGTTGCGCAATAAGCACAATTTACGAATTACTTTCAGGCATGTGAAAGGTCACACTAATATACATGAACCGCGCTACGCAGCGAACCGCGCGTGTGACTATCGAGCAAAGACAGCAATGCGAGCAGAACGTGAACGGGTAAAGCAATTTAATCAGGATATAGGCAATGACTACAATTAAAGTTTTAGATCATGGATTTGTAACACTGCGCAACATGAGCGGGCCGACGCGCCGTGTGGGATCAATTACGTTTAAAGAAGAAAATATGGATGTAACTGCATATATACCTCCACCAGCATTTGACGCCGACGACGTTGACCCTGCAAACGCAGCGCGTATGTCTTTTGACCAAATGGACAGCGGTCGCACGCGGGAACAAGATTTAAAGCTGTGCGAGTACCTCATGAAGAACTGGCACAATAGCCCGTTTGAAATGGTCGAAGTGTGGTTAGAAATGAAGCTGCCTATCTTTGTAGCGCGGCAGTTTGTTCGCCACCGTACTGTGTCAATCAACGAAGTTAGCGGACGCTATGTTACTTTGCCCGCGGAGTGGTACATCCCAGAGATAGTTGGTGGCAAGCCTGTGAACGCGAAGCAGGGGCAGAGCGACGGGTTAGATGATACGGTAGCAGGACGATTCAAATACGATCTTGAACAAGATTGCAGTCGAAGCTACCAGCATTATCTCAACTATATAGAAGAAGGTGTCGCAGATGAACACGCGCGCCTACTTCTACATCTAAATCATTACACGCATTGGCTTTGGAAACAAGACCTCCACAATATCATGCATTTCCTGCGTTTACGTGACCACAGTCACGCGCAAGTGGAAGCGCAAGCCTATGCAAAAGCAGTGGACCAAATACTACGCGAACAGCTTCCAAACTGCATGGCGTTGTACGACAAATATCGGAGAATGTGATGGCGGAAATGAAACCCATGCTTGCCTCACCTGCACCTGCAGAGATTAAATTTCCTGTGCTTGCAAGTCCAAAGATTGATGGCATTCGTGCTTATAGTCATGATTTAATGCTGTTCTCACGTTCTAAAAAGCCTATACCTAACCGCTTTATTCAAGACACAATTGAAAAGCCTGGGTTAAGCGGTTTGGACGGTGAACTGACCGTAGGTCCGCCAAACGCAAAGGACGTAATGCAACGAACGACGTCCGGTGTAATGCGCCAAGACGGGGAACCGGATTTCACATGGTGGATTTTCGATTACTGGACAAAACCGGAAGACGCTTACGTCAATCGAATGTCTGCGCTGAATGCTTACCTGAAAACTCCTGAATTTTTACAAAACCATCCACGTATTAGATTCTTAGACCAAGCGTTTGTTGAAACACAAGAGCAGCTTGATAAATACGAGCAGCAATGCATAGACCAAGGGTTTGAAGGAATAATGCTGCGCAGCCTTGGGGGTCGCTATAAGTACGGACGCAGCACAGCGCGCGAAGGTTATTTGTTAAAGGTCAAGCGCTGGGTAGACGCAGAAGCGCGCGTAATAGGCTTTGAGGAACGCATGCACAATGCGAACGAAGCTACTACCAATGAACTCGGCTATACCGCGCGCAGCTCGCATAAAGATAACCTTATCCCGATGAACACATTGGGCGCATTAATCCTGCAAGGCGCGGATGGTATAACCTTCAACGTGGGCACAGGATTCGGTGACGCTATGCGTCAACATATTTGGAACTACCGTGACAGCTATTTAAACGCGATAGTGACTTACAAAACATTTCAACAAACAGGCGTGAAAGACAAACCTCGTTTCAACGTGTTTAAAGGGTTTCGTAATCCATTGGATATGTCATGACAATTGCAAATGCCAGGATTGAATATGGTGAAAAACCATCTCTTGAAATAATAGAACAATTAAATAAAGCAATCATTTTTGGAGAAAAATTAAAGCTCAATGAAGAAGGAGAGTTTGATAGTTATTGGAATACTTTTCTTGTTGACTTAGATATGGTGCCCCAAGGTACAAAGCTGCATATTCAGGAGATAATTACACATCCTTCAATTCAATCACTAATACGTGAGCGCAATCCTTCTTACAATCATAAAGTCAAGGTGTCCGTGCCTGGTAATGGTTTACTGAATTTAAAGCGTGTCAAAGTTGTCCTTGATTGTTGTACGGAGGTTCTACAGCGCAACCTCGATGAAGGTTGGTGCATCATTGCAGCTTGTCCTCAACCGGATCAACGACGTCCAGACTATATACTTGGTACGTCACGTGACGATAATTAATTTGTAACTTAAATAATTCAGAAAGAGAACGCAATGACCACACTCAAACTGTACCCTGAGAGTCCACAATTAGTAGTGATTGGAAGTAATTATTCCAATGATGAGCTTGTAAGGATGTTGGAACATAGTTTCCCGCAGCCAAGTGACTTGTTACAACTTGCAATCAATAGAATTGCAAGTGTGGACATACCAAACCCTGCACCCACCCATGTGCAACAAATGCAGAGAGAAGAATTGGACCCGACAGAAGTTTTTGATTGTCGCTGTCCAGCGTGCGGTTGCAAATTGTTATTGCAGAACCAATCATGAAAGAACGTTACATAGAATGTCCTGCATTTAGACCTCATAAATTGAGGCTAATTCAACTGTGTGACCAAATTGTCAACGAGTATATCAATCAAGGTTTTGTGCTTACTGTTCGTCAGATTTATTATCAGCTAGTGGCACGAGGGCACATTGAAAACACATTCCGGAGCTACCAAAACACGCAAGCGCTATTGAATGACGCGCGCTTAGCGGGCTTAATTGACTGGGATGCAATTGAAGATAGAACGCGGGGTGTTATCCAGCGACCATCTTGGAGAAGCGGCACAGCAATACTAAACGCAGTTGCTGACCAATACCATCAAGACATGTGGGCAAACCAAGAAATTCGCCCATTTGTTATTGTTGAAAAAGAAGCATTGGCGGGTGTTTTAGAAGTAATTTGTCGACAATACGACATTCCTTTACTACCTGCACGCGGTTACGCAAGCGCCTCAACCTTGCGCGAATTTGCGAAGAAACGTATAATGGGGGCTAGCCAGTATATTGTTATCTTACATCTTGGAGACCATGATCCAAGCGGTATAGATATGTCACGCGACCTCGCAACGCGCCTTGAAATGTTTAGTCGAACGGATTATGATTGGGAATTTCGACGTATTGCGTTAAACATGGACCAGATCCAAGAACAGAAACCACCGCCTAATCCAGTAAAAACAACAGACAGTCGTTTCAACGAGTACCAAAGGCAATTTGGTGACGAAAGCTGGGAATTGGATGCATTAACGCCAAAATACATCCACCAACTTGTGAAAGACCAAATATTTGAATTTCTAGATCCTGACAAATGGCAGGAAACGGAAAATCAAATTGAAATGGTTAAAAGCAAGTTACAAACATTGGCAGAGAATTTTGATAATGAATAGCATCCTTGGTTCTGTTACAGAAGGTGTTTCCCGTACAGGGATTCGCTTTGTGTTAGCTGGTCTAGAAAAAATGGGTAAGACCACGCTATGCGCTTATGCGCCCGGACCTTTGCTTGTTCCTTTGGAAGTAGGTTATTCAGGTGTAAGTGTCAAAAAGACAAAAATGTTGCAAACTTGGGAAGAAGTTTTGCAGCTTATGCAAGAACTTATGACTTATGCCCAACAAGGACCACTTCCATTCAAGTCTCTTATTTTTGACAGCGGTACAGCATTAGAACGCCACATCCATGATGCTATTATTCGTCGTGACCCTTCTTATAAGCCTGGTTCTAAAAAAATTATTACCATGGAAAGCGCTCATGGTGGATACGGCAAAGCGTATAACCTTGCAAATGAAGAGTTTGACCAATTTTTACAGATGTGTGATTGGCTTGCTGTTTATGCAGGTATCAACATTATTATTACTTGCCATGTTTTTGCGAGTAAAATGATGGACCCGACATCAGGTGAATATGATTCTTGGGACTTGTTATTGCATTCGCCTAAAAATGCGAAGACTTACGGTAAACGCGAACGCATTACACAATGGGCAGACATTATAGGGTTTCTATATGAACCTGTGTTTGTTAGCAAGACGGACAATGTGGTTAAAGCAATCTCCCAAAACAAAGGACGCGTTTTAGGTTTAAGTCGTACGCCAGGCTATGTTGCCGGAAATAGATTTGGGATTGTTGGAGAAGTTCCAATTCCTGCTCCTCCGCAAAATGGGTGGAATACGTTTGCAAATGTGTTATATAATTCGTGTGGAATAGACGTTTTTACGCGGTAATAAGGGCTCCGCTTTTTAGCCCATTCAGAGGTAAGATGAAATGGCTCAACTAAATTTTGACGCAAGCCGCGTCCAACCGAGCACAGGGTTTGATCCTGTTCCTGCAGGTTGGTACAAGGCAATGATTGAAGAATCTGAAATGAAACCGACGAAAGATGGCACAGGTGCTTATCTGAATTTGCGTTTCACTATCATCGACGGTCCTTATAAAGATCGCAAAATCTTTTCAATACTGAATATCCAAAACAGCAATTCACAAGCTGTCGAAATTGCTTACAAAAATTTGTCTGCAATCGCTCATGCTATTGGTGTTCTGCAAGTTGCTGATTCGCAGCAATTGCACAACCAACCAATGAACATCAAAGTGAAATTGCGTAAACCTGAAAATGATCAGTTTGAAGAGCAGAACGTCATTACGCAGTGGAAAAATATCAACGAGCAAGTGGGCGTCGTTAACCAACCTGCAGCCCCTATGCAGTCTGCACACTACGCACCTCAACCTACGGGCGCACCTGCTGCTCCTAATCCAGGACAATGGCAGCAACCTCCACAACCGTTTGCAGCGCCTGCTCAGCAACCTGCACAACCTGCCCAACAGCCGCAACCGTGGGCGCAACCCCCTCAAGGCGCGCCAACACAGCCTTGGGCACAACCTGCACCTGCGCAACCTTGGGCACAACCTGCACCTGCGCAAGCTGCACCACAGCAACCGCCTACGCCTCCTGCAGCACCTGCACCTTGGACCCCGCCTAATGGGGGTACTCCATGGCAACAGCAACCCCCTGCAGCACCTGCGCAAGCGGCAGCACCTGCAGCGCCCGCACAACCCCCTCACCCGGCACAAGTCGCAACGCCTCCTTGGCAGCGTCCTGCAGGTTAATTAGAGTTTGTGTGGTTCTAAGGCGCGCTTCTTTTAGCGCGCCTTTTTATTAGGTGAAATATGTCTAATGTAATACTTGCCTTCAAAACTCTTTGGGCAATGGATGAATGCATTCGCAAAGATCAAGGAAATGCATATAGAGAGAATTTAAGAAAAGTATTACCACATATCGGTGACGCGTATCGAACTGACGATGACGCATTTCGCTCGCACTTAGGCGCAAGTATCATTGGACAAGAGTGCGCGCGTTCGGTTTGGTATTCTTGGCGCTGGGCTACTAGAAAAGCGTTCAGCGGACAAATGCTGCGCTTGTTCAATCGTGGTCATTTAGAAGAAGGTCGTTTCATCGCACTGCTTCTCACAATTGGTTGCGAGATTGTTCAACAAGACAAAGAAGGCAAACAATTTCGCATTTCCCATGCAGATGGACACATGGGTGGCTCAGGTGATGGTGTAATTATTCATTTACCCGACCTTGATCAAGACCGCCCTGCACTGGGTGAATTTAAGACCCACAATGAAAAATCTTTCAACAAGCTTGCAGGAGATAACTGGCGTAACTATCTTGACTATACTTTTGGCAAAAACCCTCGTAAAGAAGTTTTCATAGGTGATGGGGTAAAAGAAGCTAAACCTGAACACTATACACAGATGCAAATCTATATGATTAAAATGGGTTTATCTGTTTGTCTTTATGTTGCTGTAAATAAAAATACAGATGACATTTATTGCGAGCTTGTGCCTTTAAACCCAAATCATGCAGAACAGTTTTTAGATCGTGGCTCTCAACTTGTAGACTTAGTTCAGCCTCCTAAAAAGCTAAGCAATAGTCCGGGATTTTTTAAGTGCAAGTTTTGCGATCATATTGGAGTTTGTCACTTAGGTGAAGTTGCTGAAAAGAATTGCAGGACGTGTGCGTTTAGCAGACCATTGCGTGAACAAGAAGGCGGTAAATGGTATTGCACAATGAATGAAAAAGAAATTGATAAAGCTCGTCAACTTACAGGATGCGACCATTACACGGTGAAGCCTGGCATCTAATGAAAATCACGCCTCACCAATTTCAGAGCGAAGCATCTCAATCCATTTTTGAGTATTTTAACTCTAAACATGGAAATCCTTTGGTAGCAATGCCAACAGGAACAGGGAAGTCTGTGGTTATCGCAGCATTTTTACAAGAAGTTTTTAGGCTTTACCGTCAACAGAAAGTAATGTGTTTGACGCATGTAAAAGAACTAATCCAACAGAACTTCCTTAAACTTATAAATTTATGGCCTGATGCGCCTGCAGGTATAAACAGCGCGGGCTTAGGTAAGCGCGACACGAATCACCCTATTATTTTTGCAGGTATACAATCTGTAGATAAATACGCTGCACAATTTGGACATGTGGACCTTATTATTATTGACGAATGCCACCTTGTTAGCCCAGACGAAGAAACTCGGTATAACAAATTCATTAAAGACTTAAGAGCGATCAACCCTTATCTTAAAGTCATTGGCTTCACTGCTACACCTTGGCGAACAGGTGTCGGGCTACTTACAAGCGGAAATTTATTTACAGATTTTTGTTTCAATATTACAGGCATGGACTCCTTTAACCGTCTTATTGAAGAAGGGTATCTGTGCCCTTTAGTCACACCAAGTCGCAATGTTACTATCATGGATGTAAGTGGTGTTCATATGCGAGGTGGAGACTTTATAGACTCTGAATTGCAAAACGCTGTAGATAGAGACGAGATTACTGAACTAGCGTGTAAGCAAGCCTTAGAGCATGGGCATGACAGACACCACTGGTTAGGGTTTTGCGCGGGTGTAGATCATGCTGTGCATACTGCGGAGATGCTCAATGCAATGGACATTCCTACTGTTGCAATTCATAGCAAAATGAAAGGACGTGACAAAGCATTACAAGATTGGATGTCAGGTCGCTATCGTTGTGCAGTTAATAACAACGTATTAACCACAGGTATTGACTTCCCTGCTGTTGACCTTATTTTGATGATGCGCCCAACTGCTTCGACTAATCTATGGATTCAGATGCTTGGACGTGGTACACGATGCCTCTATGCGCCTGGTTTTAATATTGCAGACTATGTGCAACGTCTACAAGCAATCCAAATTGCTGGAAAAAATAATTGCTTGGTGTTGGATTTCGCAGGCAACACTAAGCGTCTCGGGCCTATCAACGATCCAGTTATACCTCGCAAGAAAGGTGAGAAAGCAGGGGATGCACCTATCAAAATCTGCGATCAGTGTGGAGTGTATTTGCACGCAAGTGTACGCAAGTGTGATAACTGTGGTTATGAATTTGTATTCGTGACAAAATTAAAAACGAAAGCAAGTACGCAAGATTTAATAAAAAGTAAAGACCTCCCGCAAGTGGAAATGTTTAAAATTGACCACATTACATTTGACAAGAACATAAAAGTGGGTGCGCCGCCTAGTATGCGGGTCAGCTATTATTGCGGACTTAGAAAATTTAATGACTTTGTATGTTTAGAACACCAAGGTTATCCACAAAGAAAAGCGTTTAGATGGTGGGCAGATAGGTCTGACTTACCTATACCTGCAACTATAGATGAAGCGCTTAAGCTGTCCTCAAAGTTACGTGTGCCGACACATTTGAACGTATGGATCAACAAGAAATATCCAGAAGTTGTAAAATATTGTTTTGATGGAACGGGGTTCGGTACAGTAGATCCTGATAATATTGCGCAAGCTCCTACTGTGGAAGACAAAAGTAGCTGGAACCCTCCACAAAATGCACAAGATTTTGAGGACGACATACCTTTTTAAAACTAAATTCAACCAGAAATCAATAACTTAGCGAAATTCGCCGGCATGCCTGCAAAAAGTTGTTGACAGCTAATCAGCTGATCTATACATTACAACCCATGGACGCCACGATTGTGTCCGCTAACTGAGGAAACTGAAATGAGTAAGTTTAATTCGATGGGTAAAGAAGCACTTCGCCAAGCTTGCCGCGATGCAGGTATCAGCTACGGCAAACTGAATAACGACGGAATGCGGGCTGCTTTAAAAGCTGCTGAACAAGAAATCGACGAAGTTGACGCGGATGAAGAAATGGACGAGGAAGATGAAGCGCAAGAAACCGAAGTTAAGTCTGAGCCTGCGCAGGCCCAGCAAGTTGCTGTTGCCCCTCGTGCTAAAGTGATCGGCGAAGTGGTTCAGCCCAAATCCTTGAAAATTGAAAAGGATCGCGATGAGCGTAACGGTGTGCGCCGCCCTTCTATTGGTTCAATTTGCCGTGAAATCTGGAATGTGCTGGATATGTTGCATGGTACAAAAAACGAAGAACTCACATTTAAAGATGTGCGTGACGCGATGGAAGCTGGTGGATGGCAGCGCAACACGGCCTACACCCAGTTTCAGCGCTGGAAGAAGTTTCATGGTTTGATGCCTCGTAACCCAGTTGAAGAAACTGAAGACTGATAAAAAGAAGCGAGCAGCGTTAGCTCCTAGCAGACGGTATCGAACCCGTCTGCCTTCTTTTATTTGGAGATAAAATGTATATATCTATTGACATTGAAAAACTCAAATTTCTCCATAAACATCCTGATTATAAAGTAGTATGTAATCTTGACTTTATCTGTGGTGCTATACAAAAAACACATGTCGGTCCTGTAGAAAGGGGAATTATTTTTTCGCATTTGACAATGCATGAAATGTCTGTTTTGTATAAAAATATGACAGGTGAAACTGCACCTAAAACAGATTTAAACTTGTGTCTACTTGTATCAGAATTAGCAGAGCTTTTCCCTGTAACAATAGTTGATCCATTTGAAGCAGAAGTGCAAGCTAACTATCTTGAAAAAGTAAATCCTTTGATTGAACCGGGTTACATTTATGTCTATGGCGCAAAATTGCCCAAAAGAGTTGACGACTTTTTGTTTCCTACCCTTGCACCATTAACAAACCACCAACAATTAGAAGCAATTACCAAACACAATGCCGCGCTTGTACAGCGTGCGCGTGTGGTAGCTGCTGCAACCCCCACCCCAACACCCAGCGAGCAACCTGCGCAACCACGCGCAACGGCACGCACTACAGCAAGCCGCCCCCGTAGTGGTGTATGCAAGCAAATCTGGGAAGTGCTTGATCAAGAGCGTGCAAAGCTAGGCGAGCAACCATCCCGAGCAAGGATCAAAGAACTTGCAAGTCAATACGGTTGGAAACCTAGTACAGCAAGCGTTCAGAGTGCAGCATGGCGCAAGGAAAATAATTTGCCATAGGGATTGCATATCGCTTCGCAAATGTGTAGCATACTCGTGACTGGATTATTTTCTTTTGATTAATAAACTTTTTGGAGATGACAATGACTGAAGCGACCAAACCGGCAGAGACTGCCGAACAGGTAGCGGCCAAGCAGGCCGCTGCAGAAAAGAAGGCTGCTGAAAAGGCGGCTGCAAAGGCGAAGAAGGCTGAAGAGTCTGCTGCAAAGAAAGCTGCAAAGCAAGCTGAAAAAGAAGCTGCTAAGCAGCAAAAGGCTGCAGATAAAGAAGCTTCGAAGCTGCCAGAACAGAATGGCATCCGTCGTCCAAAAGCTAACACGATCACTGGCGGTCTGTGGGCTACCTACGACAGCTTGAGCTCAGCAAAGGGCGAACCTGTGTCAATCGGTGAAGCACTGAAGGCAGCAGGCAGCGTCAATGAAGCTACCATCCGCACGCAGTATGCACGGTGGCGTAAATTCCACGGCATCGTTGGCCGTGTTGAAGCGCCAAAACCTGCAGAGGGTGCTAGCGCCTAACTAAGCGCTTTGCTACAATGCGAGAAAAATACAGGGCACTTCGGTGCCCTGTATTGTCTTCACCATAAAGAGTCTGGATACATGAACCAACAGAAACCAGAGAAGCGCGAAGAGCGTCATTCAAAAGGTCTTTACGATGTCCAATCAATTTTTTATACAATCCAAGGTGAAGGCCCTTTCTGTGGCACACCTGCTGTCTTTATTCGTTTAGCAGGATGCAATTTACAATGCCCACAATGCGATACAGACTATACGTCTAACCGTCGCTTGATGGACGCTTATCAAATTATTTCTGAAGTCAAGCTCGCAAAATTCTGGCATCTTGTTAGTCAAGAGCGTGAAGTAAAAGAGCTTGATGATAGTGAAGTATCAAAAACACCAAACTATTCCGGTTTGATTGTAATTACAGGGGGCGAGCCATTTCGCCAACACCTTTTTTACTTGATTTTCAAGTTGCATCAAAGTTTAAATTGTTACGTCCAAGTTGAATCTAATGGAACGCTACCACCACCTACTGGAATTGAATTTAGTAAAATTGTGGTTAAACCGATGCATAGGAATTTCCTTGTTGTCAGTCCTAAAACAGGTACAGTCAACAAACGAACCGAGGAAGCTGCTTGCTGTTATAAATACGTAGGTTGTGCAGATAGTTTAGATCCAGATGACGGTTTACCTTTGCGCGCATTAGATCATCCTGCGTCACCTAAGCTTGCGCGCCCACCTGAAGGATTCCAAGGGGTTGTTTACCTACAACCTGTCGATCATTATGAAAAGAAACGTAATCAGCTAAACCAAGATGCTTGTTTACTTTCTTGCATGAAACACGGACATACGTTACAGTTACAAGTCCATAAATTAGTTGGAGTATTATGATGAAACCTGATACAGATGCAGCAATTGTCGTGCTTAGCGGCGGACAAGATTCAACAACTTGTTTATATTGGGCTTTAGAAAAATTCAAGAAAGTACATGCAATCACATTTGACTACGGTCAACGGCATCGGATTGAAATTTCTGCAGCAGTAAAGATCGCTGAACTAGCAAACATATCACACGAAATTATTCAAGTTCCGAACTGCCTTGTATCAGCTTCCCCTCTTACCAGCAATAACGAACTTGAACGTTACGAAAACGCTGAACAAATGGAAAAAGTCATTGGCAATCGCGTAGAGCTAACATTTGTACCTATGCGCAATACTTTATTCTTGACTATTGCAATGAATCGAGCTGTTGCATTAGGTTTTCGGAGTGTGGTTACAGGGATTTGCCAAGAGGATAATGCAAATTATCCAGACTGTACTGAAAAATTCCGTCGAAGGATTGAATCAGCTTTTAATATCTCACTTGGTGTAGAATATGCAGAAGATTCTTATTATATTCTTGCACCTCTCATGGATTGTAGCAAAGCAGACACAGTTCGCCTTATGCGAAAACTTGGACCTTCTGCATGGGAAGCACTTGCATGGACACATACGAGCTATGACGGCAAATACCCACCTACAGATATGAATCATTCTAATGTCCTTCGTGCAAAGGGTTTTGAAGAAGCAGGTGAAGCAGACCCACTTGTCCTGCGCGCCTGGCAAGAAAAGTTAATGGAACTTCCGTCAACACATAACTACGATTATTTCAGGGGTTAAAGTGTACCAATCTACAAAAACATATGACCATAACATGGGGTTTAGTTGCGCGTTCCGTCAATGGCGCGCAATGCACTCGCATTGTTCTTTGATACACGGTTACGCGCTGTCTTTTAAATTTGTATTTGAAACAAATAATCTGGACATGCATAACTGGGTTGTGGACTTTGGAGACCTTGACCCGCTCAAAAACAGTTTGCGCCATTGGTTTGACCACACTACCGTTATCGCAAGTGACGACCCAGCAAAAGACCTATTTATCCAAATGGCTCAAGCTGGTGTTATTAAACTTCGCGAACTCAAATCTGTGGGATGTGAAGCCTTTTCTCATCATGCATATCTGCTTGCGAAGAATTACGTCTCTGACAAATTCCCGCATGCGCGTGTCGTTTTAGCAGAAGTCAAAGAGCACGGCGCAAACTCTGCAATTTATATACCAACACCAGAAGAACACGGAGCAAGGTGATATGCCTGAGTTTTATTTTGTCCATTACAGCAAGCTCGAACAAATAGCGCGGGATTGTGCATCTAAAATTGAAGCTTACAAGAAATCTCATGAGATCCCTGCTGCTTTTCCGTTAACTGTTTATGGTGTGCCGCGCGGAGGCGTAAGTGCAGCTCTTGCTGTTGCTGCATATACCCCGATTAACCTTGTACCTTCTGCTAAACAAGCAATCATTATTATCGATGACCTTATCGATAGCGGAGCTACAAAGGAAAAGTTCAAGGAAGCATATCCTCTTAAGCCGTTTTTTGTTTTGATTGACAAAAATGAGCTGAGTGAAATTGAACGAAATGCTTGGATTGTGTTTCCTTGGGAACGAAGTGATACAGGCGCAATTGAAGATAACTTTGTTCGAATTTTGCAATTTATTGGGGAAGATTCAACGCGCGGCGGATTGTTAGAAACACCAGCGCGCGCAGCTAAAGCCTGGAAGCATTGGACTAACGGTTACGGTAAAGACCCGAAAGAAATACTCAAGGTATTTGAGGACGGTGCTGAAAAACATGATCAAATGATTACCGTCAAGGATATCCCAATTTATTCGCACTGCGAGCACCATCTTGCCCCTATTTTTGGGACTGTAACAATTAGCTATATCCCTGACGGCAAAATTGTAGGCTTAAGCAAACTGTCTCGCCTTGCAGATATATTTGCACGTCGTTTGCAAGTGCAGGAACGCATGACGGACCAAATTGCAGACGCCTTGCATGAAAACCTGAAACCGCTAGGCGTAGGTGTGGTTATCAAAGCAAGGCATTTATGTATGGAATCACGTGGCATTTGTCAACAGGGACACCACACTATTACAACTGCCTTGCGCGGAGTAATGAAGGACGCTCCGGAGGTACGGTCTGAGTTCTTGCGTATTGCACAATAACCCTCTAAACTAGGTCATGCACATCTATACAGCGGCGGTCTTTTCAAATGCCTACATGCGCGGACAAGACCGCTATGAAAAGCTTAATGAGCATGAGCGAACCATTGTTGAAGGGTTGCCAAATATCCTGGAGTCTTGGCACTATGTTGGCAAACAAAGATTTGTCGACGACATGCGAAGGGAATCTGCAAAAATATTCCTGGACTCGGGAGCATTCTCTGCCTGGACCCTCGGTGTCACCTTGTCCGTATATGACTACTGTGAGTATATCAAAAGAAATAGCGATATCTTGCGAGTTGAAGGAGATTCCGTTATGGCTTCTGTGCTTGACGGAATTGGAGATCCATTACAGACTTACAGAAATCAGCTCGAAATGGAGGCAAGAGGTGTGCGGCCCTTACCCTGCTTCCACAAGGGAGAGGACGAACAATATCTTGAGTACTATATTCAGAACTACGATTACATAACAATCGGGGGAATGGTAGGCTCCAGCGGTAAACAGTTGTCTGTTTGGTTAGATCGAATATGGGATAAGCACCTTGTCGACGGTGCTGGCCGTGCCCGTGTTAAGGTTCATGGTTTCGGTTTAACTTCTATTCCATTAATGGAAGCTTATCCATGGTTCAGTTGCGATTCGTCCTCTTGGATTCAAGCAGCAGCGTTCGGAAGTATTGTTACACCGCAACATGGACCCATCAAAGTTTCAGATAAATCACCAAGCAGGCACGATGCGGGTCAGCATATGACCACATTGTCGCCCATAGAGACTGAATATCTTTTTCAACTTTTAGAGTCTCAAGGTTTCACTTACGAACGCTTGTCCAGTATTTATGAGTCTCGCGCTGCTTACAATCTTTGGGCGTTTGGCATTGTCAACCAAATGATCAACGCAGCGCACAGTGAAACGTTTAAGGCGCGTGTACAGGAGTTGTTCTAATGGAAGAAATAGCTTTTGAACCTATAGAGGGTGCATTGCGGTTTAAAGATAAAGAAGGGGAGTGGATTTGTGCTAATCCAGGCGACCCTTTATTTTCAACTGTATGCATGGTCGCTACGCAGTATTATACTAACGACTTCGGTTGGATTTTTATTGGGGACGGAAGTGCTCAAAGATCTTAAATTTGTTTTGGGTGCAGTGGCTAAGAAAGATTTCTTACCAGCGATGACCCATTTTGCAATTGAGAACGGAACTGTTCGCTCTTATAATGGTGCGCTCGCACTATGCGCGCCTATTGCATTTGATATCGACTGCAAACCCAAGGCTCTACCACTGGTAAAAGCTATCCAACAATGCTCTGAAACAATTCAGCTTGCTATGACGCCAACAAACAAGCTCAGTATTAAAAGCGGAAAGTTTAAAGCTTTTGTAGAATGCATTGCGGGTGAAACAATCCATGTAATGCCAGAAGGTCAAATGATTGATCTCAATAAAACTTCTGCACATTCAAACCTAAGCTTAGGTGAAGCTCTACTTGCAGCGATTAAGGTTGTCGAACCTTTTATCGGTGAAGACGCTTCACGCCCTTGGTGTACAGGGGTGTTATTTAAAGGTCAAAGTGTCTACGCAACAAATAACATTATTGCAGTAGAATACTGGACAGGAATTCATATGCCTATTGAAGTAAGCGTTCCCGCTGCAGCAGTAGCAGAAATGATTCGTATAGATGAAGCACCTACTTACGCGCAAGTTACAGAAACATCCATTACATTTCATTATCCTGATAAGCGCTGGGTAAGATCACAACTACTAAATTCTAAATGGCCAGATATTGCGAAGTTCTTTGAAGCAGAACATAATCCAAAGATTATTGAAGACAGTATCTTTGAAGGTGTGGAAACTATTAAACCCTTCGCTGACAAGAGTGGACGTATTGTGGTTGACGAATCCACACATACCTTACGCACAACATTCGATCCTTTAGCGGACGAAGGTGCTAGTATAGAATTAACCCCTTTACCCGGTGGATGCGTTGAGTCTATGAAAGGCGTATATCAAGCTGATATGCTTTTACTTTTAAAAGGCGTTGCTAAAACAATTGACTTTTCAACATTCCCATCACCCTCCATTTTTTACGGTGATCAATTAAGGGGTGTTATTGTTGGTATGCGCCTTTAATGCGCGCAGATGCTTTAGGCTTATGGTGGAGGGACGAACCACCTGTCAAAGCGCCAAAGGCAGAAAAGCCTAAACGCACACCACCTGAACCAGTGTGGTTAAGAGACGATTACCTCCCCGGTTTAGAGGAAGCTCTGCGTTTTAACGTTCATATCATGAACGATGCAGAACTGTACGAATGTTGGGAGCACAGAGATCCATTAATATTTGACGTTGAATGCTATTGGAACTATTTCTTAGTTTCGTTTACTTCCTTTAGGACTGGAGCTATCGTTTATTTTGAAATGAGCCCAGGCTACGAGTTCACTTCGCAAGACTTGCTAAAGTTAGAATGGATTATGCGTAGCTTCTTAATCGTAGGGTTTAATAGTAAGTTCTACGATGTGCCTATAACCACACTTGCGCTTGCTGGTAAAAGCTGCAAAGAATTAAAAGAAGCAACTAACAAACTAATTCTAGAAGAATGGCGTCCGCAAGACGTTTTAAAAATGTCTAGAGTTAAGTCTTTAAAAGATATTAATCATATTGACTTAATTGAAGTTGCACCATTACAAGCAAGCTTGAAGATATATGGCGGAAGACTGCATGTTCCTAAGATGCAGGATTTGCCCTTTCACCCTGAAGCATTGCTTAGTCCACCTCAAATGGCGATTGTTCGTTGGTACAACGTCAACGACTTATCTCAAACTGCATTTCTTTTTGTAGCTCTCAAAGAACAAATAGATTTGCGGGAAACACTTGGGAACGATTATGGGGTGGATCTGCGCTCACGCTCTGATGCCCAAATTGCAGAAGAGGTAATTTCTGCTGAATTGACAAAATTAAATGGAGCACGACCAACTAGACCGGAAATTCTACCGGGAACAGTCTACTATTACAAAGTCCCTCAGTTCTTAAAGTACGATTCACCTATTATGAATTGGGCGCTTGAAGTTGTGCGTAATGCTAAGTTCATTGTTTCTGAAATTGGGTCTATTGAAATGCCCAAGGAAGTAGGTGAGCTGCGTCTTGTAATTGCGGATAATGTTTATAGAATGGGAATTGGTGGGCTGCATAGTTCAGAGACTAAAATTGCACACATTGCAAGCAAAGACGTTAAACTTGTCGATAGAGACGTAACGTCCTATTATCCAAAAATCATTCTAAACCAACAATTGTATCCGTTGCATCTTGGAAGAAACTTCCTGCGTGTTTATCAAACCCTTGTAGATAGGCGTATTCAAGCTAAAGAAGCAGGCATGAAGGCGATTGCAGAAAGTTTGAAAATTACTGTTAACGGATCTTACGGTAAACTTGGATCTAAATACAGTACCCTTTATAGTCCTGACCTATTGATCCAAGTTACAATGACAGGTCAGCTTGCATTGCTAATGTTGATTGAACGTATCGCAATTCGAGGCATACAAGTCATTAGCGCTAATACAGACGGTGTTGTAATCAAATGCCCAACTGAGCGAATGAGTGAACTTGAATGGGTTGTTGCGCAGTGGGAGAAAGATACAAACTTCCAAACAGAAGAAACGCAATACGCTTCGTACTACGGACGAGATGTCAATAATTATATTGCTGTTAAAAAGAAGTACGATAAAAAGACAAAGCAATGGACAGACGAATTAGATGGTGTTAAATCTAAAGGTGCTTACGCAAACCCATGGAACAACCCAACAAACGACTCTAAAGTCGCGATAATGCGCCTGCATAAAAATCCAGTGACCACAGTTTGCTTGGATGCTGTTGAGTTGCTTCTTACAAAGAACATTCCGGTAAGGCAGACTATTGAAAACTGTAAAGACATTACGAAGTTTATTGTGGTTAGAAAAGTACAAGGCGGCGCGGTTAAGAACGGAATTTATCTAGGTGCATCTCTCCGTTGGTATTATGCAACGGAGCAGACTGGGGAAATGGTTTACGCAAAAAGTGGGAACAAAGTTCCTCGCAGCGATGGTGCGAAACCTTTACTTGAATTGCCAGCATGCCTGCCAAACGATATCGACTTTGCGTGGTATGAACAAGAAGCGATGAAAATCCTTAAAGACATCGCTTATTTAGACGCATAGTTATAACGCAATGCCACGCGCTATAGCGTGCGCAATCTTTACCCGCTACCCAAGTACTTACCCGCTACGAAAAACGCATAGCGGGTAAGGGCAAGCAACTAAGTTGTGTGTTTCAAACTAAAGGCGAACCCTATGTCCCTATAATTAGCACTCTGCCCAGTTGGATAGCTATCAAAATTAACTGTATCGTTGTAGGGTAGTGTTTCAGTTGTATATTCACTAGACAGTTTTCTACCGAGAGTTACGGTATAAGTGAATGACACTTGATCAGTGTAAGAGTACGAAGGGAATATAGTTCCTCCATCTTCACTACTTATCGGATCAATTGAAGGGTCTGTTGCAAAACTTCTGAATCCTGCTGCAATTAAAGCATATCCAGTGTTGACAGTTATTGCGCTATCTGCTACAGCTTGTAAACCACTACCATCCGGGCTAAATGCAGTGTTATCTATTGCGAATGAATTTGAGTCTTGGTGAACTCTGTAGAATGTTTGTCCAACAACAGGTATAAACACTCCATCCAACTCTGGCCAATAAACCGTCAAATTTGAATTAGTTATATCCTCATCCCTCATTAGGAGCATACCCACAGCTAAGCTATTTCCATTGCGTGTTTCATGATGTATAACTAAATCTACTCCGCCATATTTTATGGAAGTTGGCGCAGCGGTTACTCCAAGTCCGCCTATAACTACAACAATACATGCATCATGGTCATTTGGGATTGTGTTAGGTTGTAACCATTCAACACTCCGTTCACCGAAGCCACTACCTAAATCTAAAGGAACTATTTCCAGTTCTCTTACTGCTCCAGGAGCTTCAAGAATAATACGTTTTTTTATGATTAACGCTGGGCCGACCATGAAAGTGCTACCAGTTGATACAAGGGTTACTGTTGGATCATCTGCGTTTAGCTTCTGATATAGGGCTGTTGCAGACGACATGAGGTGAAGTTGAGTTACACCAACAATAGCTCCAGTGTCTGAGCTTGTTATGCTTATAAAATCATCTGTATTGCTAGGAGCATCACCCGCTAATCCCCCAACTACAATAGCATCACCAGCAGACGCTATACCAGAGAAGTTTATTTCTAAAGATCCATCTGTAGCGTCTTGTACAGATCCCATCGCAGTCACCTCTCCTGCGTCAGGTATAACAATGGCAGTAAACCACGCCGTTGAAGGTTGATCTGGGCCGCACAAGAAATCAATCACATTGCTTGAAGGGAGGGTCTCATCAAGTCTTATTGCATAGACTCCAACGTTCATTACTGAATCAGGTTGATACTTCGCGATAGCTACATCTATACCTCCGTAAGTTAAGTCTAGAGCACCTCCATCTGGAGAACCTTGCACAGATATGACAAGAATAAGAACAGCGTTAGGTGTACCACTATGCGCAACGTCATATGCATGCTGATAAGTAGCTGTAAACCGTGAGTAATCCAAAAGCCCGCTGCCTAGGTCCTCATTTGAAACGTATCTTGTTAGCTGCGTCCAAGTGGACCAAACTATAGAAGAAAAGTCAAAATTCACTACATTTGAAAATGGTCCGGGATTACCGTGATTGTCCATAGCGCGCACCTTAAATGAGTGGCTGCCATCCGAGAATGGTCCAAAATTATTAACAGAGGTTTCGCTTACGTTGCTAGTCAATGTGACAAATGCTCCATCCACATATACGTCATAACGCACAATGGGCCAACTGCCTGCTGTTGGGATAGTCCAAGATAGGTTCACAGTACTTGGGTTAGTACCAGCTTCAATTGTGCCTAGCACAGGCGCACCAGGCAAAATCAAGTAACCTGTGCCGCTACCTGGCGTATAACCACCTTCTCCACCTAAACCATCTTCACCAATGAGATCATTAATGAAGTCTTTATCGTTTGCATAGTAACGGTCGTCATAACCGATAGCTCGCACTGTAGAAACCATTTTGTTAGAAGACTCACGCTCACTGAACAAATAAGCAATTTGTGCAGCATTATCACCGGGAACAATGACGTACACTGTGCGAATCATACTTTCGTCAGTCACTAACGCTAACCTTGGTGCATCTGAAAGTATAACTTTATTCGCTTCCGCGCCAGCGGTTATTTCAATGCTCTCTGCTATACCGTCTGTATGCTGCAACCAGATAAAAAAGGGCGCAACGCCTACAGTAAAATCCACAGGCTGTGAAAGAGTAAGCGTCAATACATCGACACCGATAACCTCACCTTCCTGACTTTTAGAACGCGTTCCATCAGACACCAAAATGCGGTCATTACGGACAAGAAGGTTTGCTTCTTGCGTTGCGTCAAATTCAATACCTTCATGCTGCCACACTTGTTTGTTATACAAACGGTATGCATGGAAATAAGCAAACAAATGATTTGCAATACCAATAGACTCAACTTTATCCGGGTTAACCGCTGCGTAGCCTAACGGCAGAAAAAGTGTGGTAATTGCCCCATCTGTTGGGCTCGCATACACATATTCAATTCCATCATAATCACCAACATTACCCCAGGATACAGCGCGTACTTCTGTATTAGGTATCTTGTTGCGATGGTTGAAAATTAATGTGCTGTCGTCTGTCTGCTGCTCGAAGCTTAGCCGTATCTTGCTGCCACGGCGATAGGCGATGCAGAACGCGGCATCGGCTATGGCGTTGGCGGTCTCCTCGTAGGAGAAGTTGTCCTTGTCAAATGTGTAATTGAACTGTCTTACGACTGGCGTGCCAAAGTAGGTCTCCACCGCGTCAAACGTGTCGTATATCTGCGGCACATCCAGCTCCTCGAGCCGACGACCGCCGATGTACTTGTCCAGAGCCACCGCGCAGAAGATGTCAGCCGAGTCCACGCTGGCGGAGAGCGCGGTGGTGAAGGTGGAGGTGTCAGGCACGCGCTGCGGGATCTTGCGGATCACCTTCATGTTCAGCTTCCGGTCCTTCACGACCAGCGCGGAGGCAGTAGCGTAGGTGACGGCGTGCACAGTGGTCACGTTGCCGAACTCGGTCCTGTCGACGGGAGACGAGGAGTACAGATCTCTCCACCTTACCTCGTCGATCACCTGCCCAGAGAATGCCTCGTCCTTGGGAGTGACTCGACTCGCTCTCACCAGCGACTTCCCACCAATCACCGGAGTGGCGAACAGTGTCTTCCCGATGGTCTCCTTGAGGGTGTCCGAGCCCTGGAGCGTCATTGTGAACACCTGAGGTGGTGCTGTCGGTGTGAGGCTGGCATCAACTGGGGTCACCTCCATCTGGACAGTGATGTCCGCGGCTGTCTGAGTGGTGCCGTTGTCCTTGTACAGACCGTTCACCGCCACAAAGTTCGTGATCAGTGTGGTCATGTCAGCGGAGTCTATGAAGAATGGTCCGCTCCACTTTGGAGATGCAGTGGTGGACAGCGTTGGGCTAATGAAGGGGGAGTAGATCTGGGAGCTGAGGTTGGCCCAGTCCGCGGCCACCGAGACTGGGTTGTTCAGGAATATCTGCTTCTCAGTGACTGATATCACATCATAGGTGCCGTTCAGGTTGAACGACAGAGAGGGGTTGCCGAGCTCGATTCGGAACTTCTTGTTGATCTGCACACCAACCCCGATTGAGACAAGGTCGTTCCAGTCGGAGTTGACCGAGGATGGCGACACAAGTTGAACGTATGCCTTCTGGATTGAGTAGGTGCCAACGATCCCACCCACGTAGATTGGGATTGTCAACGTGAAGACACCAGCGATCTCATACGTCCCGCTCAAGTCCGTGGTCTGGTCATAGCCAGCATCTCCTATGGTGCTGGAGAGATCTGTGATCACTATGGTAGCACCAGCAACATAGTTTGGTGAGAGCCCACTGTATATGTCGAACGAGAACGAGACTGGGTTGATTGGCACCCCGCTCGCATTGCCGACGAAGAGCGCCACATTCTGGTCCTCTATGGTGGTGGCACCGCCACCGCCCGTCAAGACCGCGTTGGTTACATGAAGCGCGTCACCCTCGCTGAATAGCTTGCTGAAGTCCTGCCAGTCGCCAGCCGCCAGCTCGATGATGTTTGGGTAGGTGAACCTGACGTTGCCGGCCGCGGTGAACGACGCCGCGTTGGGCGGTCTTAGGACTTGCCCGTTGACGCTGTTGCTCCGCTTTGTGTTCAGGACCTTGTGTGTTATCGGTGTGCCGATCTGCAGCTGTGGTATGGCACCATCCTGGTTGGGGGAGGTGTAGGGCGCGTAGACAGCCACAGACACGCCCTGTATCCTGTTGCACCGAGTCGCGTCGTCCTTTACATCGTCCTCCTGGATCTCGTAGGCACCTCGACCGATGCACATGTAGGCGTACTCGACCTCGCGGTTGTTCTCGAATATCTTGTACGGCGCACAAAGCAGGTCCGGTATTGAAAAAACTGTTCCATAGATGTCTGGTATACGCCCATTGATACGTACTATGTTTGTACGATTTGATAGTTCATTGTTTGGCGAAGATTGTGTTGTGTTACGCTGAGCAACAGTAGGAATAGGTTTCTGAGCAGGTGCAAGCACATAAGCTGCGACAGCTACTACCACAGCAAAGATATAAGGTAGAGCAACTAGACCCGGATAAACAACAACGAAGAAGTCCCCTTCTAACTCCATTAAACGTTCAAACGTGAATGGGTCATTAGGGGTTACATCATTTTCAACTGCAACTGAATTATGATAAATGTGCGCATACTTTGGAAAAGTCGGGTTGTGCGATTTGAAAACCTGCCAAACTTCCGCGCCTTCTCCTTCATACGCAATCCAGCTTTGTGGATCAGTGTGGTCAGGAATAAGTGTAACTTTGTTCAGCATTTTATAAACCTGACTTTACTAAACCCATAAGACGCTACATTTAGAGGCTGGTAATGCACACCTGTCGAAACAAGATGCAGAACCCTGCGATTGTACCATATCCCCACATGTAGATCACTACGCGGACGCTGCATCAACACTATGCAAGGATTTTCAGGGGATTCTAAAACTATAAACTTCCTTGCTGTTGAGACACTTAAAGAACGGGCATGTCTGGGTAGTAATACACTTGACAATGTAGGGCGCAAATCTTCACCAAACATATCAGAATAAACGTCTACAACAAAATGCGCACAGTTATAGTTCTGCTTATCGTAGTGCTTACTGAAATATTTATCGATACTCACAATGTTGATCGCAACATAGGAAAGCGTCCGATTGTATAGCGTTCCCCTGTGCGAGAAACATTCAAAGAAGGTGCTTTGGCTTCAAAATTGCAACCACCACTGGCGAAGTTCATGGACTTAATTTCTAGCAAATAAGGTCCAGAAAGAACATGGTCTAAATCATCGCTTCTATAACTACGATAAACAAGAGAAGGTAGTTCACCGAAACCATTATTGAGACGTAAGTTATCGAGTTCTTTTGGAAGGATTTCACCCAACTCGCCAAACTCAATCTTGATTATTTGATCAAGATCAGCTCTTACTGTATCAAAGCTGAAACGAACAGGATAATAGACATAAGTTCTAAGACTTAAGTCCTCATGTTTAACCACAATCTGCTGCGTGCTATTCCGCACAACGTAGTAGTCCTGTGAGAACATGGTATGTGAAATAACAAACATGTCCAGCTCAATGACATTACTTGCTGAATTAAGAAAATAATCTTGTAGGCTCACGGTGTATAACCTTGAGAAGCGTTGTATTCAAGGACTGTAACTAGATCAATTCCAGGATTCGTGTCGTCATTAACTTCAAGCTGCGCACTTACATAGTACGCAAGTCCTTTTTGTGCTGTCAGTTTCTTAGTCTTAGGCACAAAACGCGCAGTATACTCCCGCAACTCCGCATCGTTAATGATTAAATCTATCGTAAAAGGTAAAGCACCATTTCCAGCTACAGAACGATAGAATGCTTCAAAATACGTGAATTGTGTTCCGTCCAAAATCCAACTACAATTCACTAGGTTAGACGCTCCTAGGATATCTGCACGGTAGCGCCCAGCACCGCCTTCTAATTGCGCGCGCATAGTCTCTTCAATTGACTTTTCAACTGAATAGCTGGAGTTTTCTGGTGTCAATAGGAATTTCATTACCGTTTTCTCGGGACGTTAAAGTTACGGTCCATAGATTTAGAAATAGGCGAATTAGGCGAAGATATTTGAGAAGTCACCAGACGCGGGGTATCTTCTTGCACAACTTTCTTCGCTTGGGAACGCGCAATAAGTGTGATTTTTTCCTCAGTAATGGATTCAGTTTCAAAATCCATAGCTGGTCCAAGGTTTTTCACTTCAATAGCCACATTTGGTCGTTTACTAGCACCGCCGCTACTATTAGACAGTTCGTTATTGCTGACGATACGAGCAGTTCCGTTACTAAGTGCTTCAAGATTACTTACACCTACTCGACGCGTTGTTTGTGCATCGTGTACAAATTCCTGCCCGTGTACAATACCAGCCACCGCATTCGTTGCCGCCATGCCGGTGAAACCACCAGCTTCATATCCTTGAATTTTGGTGTTGCGAATTTGGTCGATTTGGCTATACAGGTTTGCTGCAGCGGAGATACCTAGCGCCAGGCCTAAATACCAAGGCGAGGTCGCATAAGCATTCATGATTGCAGTACCTGCTGAAATGGTCGCTTGTGCGATCGCAGCAGCTTTACCAATTTCAAACATCTCCCTATTCTTACTCTGCATAAGGCTGGAAAGCCCACCTAATGCAGTGTCAGCAGCTTGCAACTGAGTATCGTGCTCTAACATCCATATTTTAATTTTAGCTTTTGAAAAATCTCGTTCACTAATTAAATGGGCTTTATTAAGCTGCGTCACTCTGTCCAGCATTAATTTATAGCTAGCTACAGCAGCGTCTGCTGCTGTTTGGGTATTCGTAACTAGCTCAGGTGGAATTAAAGAAGCAACCTTTTGAGCTTTATCGCCTGCCGTAAAGCCACTTGTAGGCTCATTAGACAAATCTTGAAGAGCTTTAATTTGTTCAGAATAGTCACGACGCGCATCAACGCTATTTGCAAGCAATTGGTCACGGAGCTGAATACGTCTGCTTAATTCATCATAAGCACTTAATTGACTGAGCAAGTCTTGTTTTTCCTGCTCATTCAAAGGATGCCCTGCGCGCTGTAGCTCTTGCACCTTTTGCATATATTGCGCTTGGACATTTCGTTCACGCGAGTTGAAGCTAAGCAACGTTGTTTCATCTGCGAGTGAACGGTAGAATGCGCCAAGCGGATCTAATGTGTCTTTGTAATGCTCAATCATTGCGAGCATGTATGCGTCATGCTCTTTTTGCGTAATAATAGTCTTACCCGTAACGATGTCCACTGTGGTCAATGCTTTTGCAAGGATATCCGCATTATGCCCAAGTTCAAGATATGCGCCTGTTACAGGATCAACAGAACTAGCAAGATTTCGCATTTCGTTCTTAATTTTTTCAATTGCTTTAAGCTGCTTCTCAATTTCCTTTTCGGTTGGGCCAATTTCAACAGCTTTGCCCAAAGGTTTCTTCAAGTTGTCGAGCGTTTTAAATACTTCCGCATAACGGTTAGTCAGCGCCAACATTCTCTTAGAATACTCTTCTTGAGAGATAACACTCTTGCCTGTGCTTTCATCTACAGTTGTAACCGCCTTTGCAAGCAAGTCTGCTTGTTTGCTTAACTGTGAATAAGCTTCACCAACAGGATCTGCAGCCGCGTAGACTGCGTTAATCTGCTTCTTAATTTCTTCCGCTTCAGCTGTAGCTTGACGCTTTAAACCATCAACTTTTGCACGATCAAAAACTTTGTTGACAAATTTTTCTGCAGCACCATTTTCAACTTCAAAGCCTTCGTAAAAAGCGTCAGCAATGCCTTTACCGTAGCTGCTTACAGCATTAGGGTCTACAGTCTGTAATTCAAATTTAACAGGTGCAATAATTTCCTTACCTAACGCGCGCGCAAGTACATTGTAAGCAGAGATCGCACTATTGATAAACACTTCTGTAGCTATGAGAACAGAGTTATAAGCTTTCAAGAAACCTTGCACAATTAAATCATGCAATCCACTTCCAAAAGTTTGTGTTACTGCTTTAGCGACTCCAATCAAAAGACCCACAATGGCGTCAACAGTTCTTGCAACTTTAGTGGCCACACCTGCGAAACCTGAACCCGTTCCCTCAAATGCATTGTCAAAAGATTGTTTCACAACTGAAAAAGCTGCTTTTGTGTTTGGTCCAATGAAAGATAAGTAACTACCGTATTCTTCAAAAAAAGAAGTAACAATAGAACTGGCACCATTAAAAGCAGATTGAAAAGATTCTTTAATTGTTGAGCCTAACGCGCGGAATACATCATTCAAACTTGCTGTCTTTCCAAGTCCTGACTCAATTGCGTCACCAAACTTATAAAGATAAAAAATAGCTCCAGCTACTGCTGCAGCAAGTAGAACATAGGGGTTTGCCAGGAATCCTAGTCCTAGCGCGGCCATTGTTCGTGCAAGTACACCTGTTGTCGCACCTAACACCCCAGTAGCTCTCGCTGCGTTTGTTGCTGCTGCAGCGCTTGCCGTTGCTGCTACAGCGGTTTCGGCAGTTTTAGCTGCTGCAACACTACTTGTAGCAGCGCTCGCTGCCTGCGCTGCGGCAAGCGCGCGTGTAGCTGCAGCTTGTGCAACTGTAGCTTCTGTGATTGCAACACTTACGCGCGCTTGTTGTTGACCGAGCACAGCAAGCTCACGCGTAGTCACGGATTGTGCTTCTTGCGCTGCTGCAAGTTCAAGGTGTGCATTACGAACAGAAGACATTGCAGAATTCAAAAGACCATGGGCTTCCGCTGCAGCAAGCGTACTGCGAGCACTTTGAATAGAAGCTTGTGAAGCAGCTAGTTTTGCCACTGCTTCTTCTCGACTAACCACAATTGCCGCCCGGGTGGCTTCTAAGTCAGCTATTTTCGCAGCGGTCTCTGTAGCAGAAGAACGCGCCTTTTGAAGCGATGCAGCATTGCTTGCAGCTACTGCAGCTTCTTCCGCTATAGCTTGGGCATGTGCAGCGGCGGCTACCTCTGCAGCTTTTGCTGTAGCAGCACGAGCAGCGCGCAAAGAAGCTTGTTCTTCTGCGAATGCCATCTGTGTTGCTGCTTCTGCACTACCTAGCATCACAACCTTACCGCTTGCGACCTTCGCAATGAAATCAACTTGTTGAGCGATTGCTGTGGTTATACTTCCAAGCTTAATTGCGCCGAAATAAGTTCCTACTGCAACTGCTGCAATTTCTGCAGAGGTTGCAATAAGATCCAGATTCTTTGCAATAAATTCTGCAGCTTTTGCAAATTTATTACTGATACCAAAGCTTTGATCAACCTCGCCAACAAACTTCTTTAAAGAGTTTGAAATAACAGTTACGCCTTGACTAATTGTACGCGCTGATTTATCAAAATCTTTATCTAGGTCATCTGCACCTGCAAGGAATGCGTCAAAGAATTCTTTTGACGTTAGTTTACCTTCACCCATAATCCTGCGAAGTGTCGCAATATCGCCGTTTGCACCCTTGATATTGTTAGCCACAATCTTAAGCACTACAGGCAGATTTTCAAGCACACTATTGAATTCTTGGGCGCGGACTTTTCCTGTGCCCAACAATTGTCCTAACTGCAATAAAGAACCAGACGCTTGTTCAGAAGACGTGTGCTGAACTACTAACGCCTTACCGATACCTTCTGTGAATTTAATAATCTGTTCTTGTGACGCACCAAGGGACGCACCCGCTAGCGCATTACGCTGATAGAGGTTTGTAATGTCCTCAATACCTGTGCGCGTTTTTTGAGAAACTTGAAAAAGCTTTTCTTGTACAGCAATAGCTTCTTCGTGTGTTTTAGTAGACACAGCAATTTGCCCGGTAACATTATTCCAAGCATCCGCGTATTGAGCAACTTTTTGAATTAACAACCCGCTTGCAAGTGCAGTCAATACACCTTTAAGAAGGTTGACTTCCTTTGCTGAATCTTTTGCTGAATCGCCGATGGAGCTTATATCGCGCGTAACAACACGAGCGCCATCCTGACGGATAACAATATTGATTGTTTCTGTACGTGTAGTCATTCGCGCACCGATCAGCCTTTAGAAATGATTGACGCGTCTTTTAGTGCGTCAACGCCTATCATTACAGCTTGTTCAACAAAACCTGACGGGGCTTGTGCGGAATAACCATCGTTCAACTTGCCGATGTAAGGCAAATTATTTGTAATATTCAAAGAAGTGTTTTGACTTGTATAACGATCAATTTGTTGTCTCGCTGCATCAATGGACTCACGTCCACTAGGCGAATATTTTTCTTCCCAACCCGTTACAGGTTGGTCTAGCCCCACTTGCCAGTTTGCTCGAGCGCGTCCTGTATCAACTGGAGTAGCTAATACAACTGTAGCGTCAACAGCTAAGGCAACTTTACGAACAATTCTTGATGCATTCCTATCAACATCTTTCGCTATGTCTTGCATCACATTCGAAAACTCATTTAAGTCCATCGGATGCACCCTTTTCAATTTTAGAAGACCGATGTTCTAAATAAGCTTTGTCAAGCTTGTACATCAACGCGAAAAAATCTGCTTTTTGTCGTCCTTCTATTCCTTTTGCTTGGCAGTACTGCTCAATCACTACCCAGCTAATAGGCGAATCCGGTGTATATCTACAAGTCGTTAGTTCACTAAATCCTATGTAGTACAACTCAAGTCCTATAGCTACTTGAGGTGCATTCAACAATTTTTCAGGCAGAGGAAGCTTCTGCCTGAACGCCTGATCTTCAATGGCCTTGATTGTCTTCGGTGGATTATCCAGCGAAAACAATAAGACCTCGATTAGTTTCCCGCTGCAGCTTCCTGCAGATCCAAACGAAACAAAGTCCAATCTTGTGCTTGAGCTTGGATATCGTTCCACAGGGCTGGCAAATCATTAAAAACGCGAATCGCATTTTCTTTTGTGTAAGGAATGTTTTGGCCGTCGCGGTCTTCAATATTTTCAAAATCAATGACCACAGTTTCCGCATACACTTCCATCACCAATTTCTTCAGCAGCTTGGTGTCCATTGTCTTCGCTGCAAGCTGGCGTTGATAAGGCTTGAATACGTGTTCCATTCGCTTGGTGTAAGCTTCGTTTTCTTCACCCGCTGGGAGAATACGAATCCCCATGTCCTCGCCTTTGCTGTTCTTGCCAAAGTTAAGAACAATACCAGACTTATTCAAAGACTTATCAGTTTCAAACTTGCTATAGATGCTCATGTGTGCCTCGTGAATTGCCCGGTTACACTATGCAACCGGGCTTGTAATTTTACGCTGCGATCGAGGGCAAGTAAGGAAAAGAATTAAACAACAGGGTATAACCTGCTGCAGATTCAGCAGCCGAACTTTCAAGTGGCAGCTTAATTGGTTGGTTTGCTTCCACCTTTAAGCGTCCACCGCCCAACGACAGCAGAGGAATGTCAAACAAAAGGCCCTTGTTTTGTTTCACAAGAACCATATCCAAAGTGATATCGGCGTTATTGCGTACAGCTTGCACTGCTGCAACGTCAGCAAAATACACTTCCAACGAACCGCCGACCTCAAAGTTGCCTGCGCTGGTATCAAAACCTCCTAGCGTACCAATCGCTTTATTAGGCGTGACACCATTGTTTAATGTCAACTTCAGTTCCGTTGCATACGCAAATAGCGCAGCAGTCGTTGAGCTTGCAGCGTCAACAGAAGCAAGCTTAATACGAGAAAAATCAGAGCTCGTATTATATGCGTCTGCTGCAACGATAGTTGGGCGCGAACCTGCCTTCACGCCGGTTGTGCCGCTGCGCTGTTCGTTGTCCAATGCAACAAAAGTCATATCAATAGTGACTTTGTCAGCTTGTGCAACGTTGACAGTAAGCTCATTGGCCACAGCACCGACAAGGTATTCGCTCATCACACCATTTGCATCATTGCCTAATGTGCGTTCAAGCTGAACAGTGCGACGTGTAATGAGAGTCGGGTCGAACTCGTTACGTAGAACGTTACCAAAGAACATTTGGATAGTGAGTCCAGTAGCTGCTTCAGTAGTAGGCGTGAAATCAGTCTTGTCGAACTGCAAATAGGTTGCAGTGATCGCACCAATGCGTGCCCAACCTGTATTGTTGACAAAACGGTTTGCAGTAACGTCACCGCCTAAGAATACCCATTCACCAACAAGCAGACCAAGTGTGGTCATGTCTGTAGTCGTAACGGTTAAACGGGCGAGTGCTCCAGACAAAACAATTGAAGCTTCTGCAGCTTGGAATTGAAAGCCGACAGTTTCAAGTTTAGCGGTAGCAGGTGGGCTGCCTTCGTCTGCAAGGCCAGCAGCAAGTGTGATATCATCTGCGTCTGTCGTTGCAACAACTTTCAATCCATTGTTTGTGGATACACCAAAGCCAGATGCAAGAAGCATGTGACCTGTAATAAACGCGCCAGGATCTGCACCGAAGTTGTACTTGTGTGTGGAACCTGTAACGGAGGTGCAAGGTACAGCAGTTCCGTTCAAGGGGAGGTTGGTTGGCTTTTCGCGCATAGCAGCAAAAAAGAAACCTTGCAGAAGGCGATTGCTGTTGTTGAAAGTTAAATCCTGATTAAAACCGCCCGAAGCGTCCAAATCAGTTACAACACCTTTTTTACGCTGACGCGTTTGGCTGATCGGGCTGCGCGCAACTGTTTTCAGTTCACCGCCAAAATCAGAATATGTATTCGGTTCCAAAGGATACCAAATAGGAGAGCCCGGCAGTGTCTTCAGAGAAGCTTCTTCTGCAAAGCGTAAACCCGTAACATTACTGTCAATCTTATTGGCCATAAATCACCTCGTAGACACGTCGGTATATTGAAAATCCGCTTTAACGTCAAATCTTGTAAACGCACCATCGGCGCCCATCTCGTTCATACGGATGTTCCGATACCAAACGTGACCGCGTGCTTTCCGGTAGGCATCCACAACAGATTGCGCAGCAGTCAAACCAGCAACATCACCGTCACCAACAGGAGCAAACACTTGAATCCAAAGGGTGCCGGTATTATCAAACAATGTGTCCCCTGTATCGCCTGCCAGAGAGGATTGGGAACCATTTGCGGTGAGCACTGTAACACGCGCCCACAGTACATTACCAGTAGGAATTGTATCAGGAACATTCGGATAAATAGCTTTCTTTGTGCCCCACACAGCAGCAAAAACAGCAAGCATCTCATCCTTTCCTTCGAGGTAGTTCATCTACAAATACCTATCGCATAAAGGAGAGTAATTGAACCGGGTTTAAGCTTTTCAATCCATTCAATTCGCCAAGTTGTAGAGGAATCAACTAGCTGATGAAAACCTTCATAATCAGTCTTTGCACCTGCAACCAAAACAACTTCATCACATCGTTTTAGTAGTTCATTAGAAATAAAACTGATTCCGTACTTATCTAAACCAGTAGGGGCAACAAATGTCCCAAAAGTAGAAATTGTCTTGATTACTTTTGGCACACCTGTTCCGCGCCAAGGCTTATCAGCATCCTCAGCAGTTCCACCAAGTTGTTGAAGTTTGATACTACGCCCGGTAGTGTTAATCAAATCTTGAACAACTAAAACAAGTGAAGGATAATCCATTACACAATCACTCTTGAACCTGAAGTGATGTATTGTCGCAATAGCATATCTGCAGCAGGGTACGGTTTAACTACAGAAATCGTTGCAGCTTGTGCATATTTAACAGTCGTAGTAATTGGACCTACAGTAGAAGTTTTTTCTGTTACTTGTTGACCGCTCTGGTCTACTTTTGGGTCAGGTGCTAAAGCGCTCACCAGTGCGCGCAAGGCGTATTCACAAGTAGCTTTCAATAACCGAGCAGGAAGCCCTGTAACTTCATTCCCATCAAAATCGTACAAGTCTTCACGAGGAAACTCAGTTGTTTGTGTAGATATTAGCTTATTGCCTTTGTAGCGATAACGATTGTCGACATAATCCGTTGCGGATATAAGCGCAGATTGGATTTGTTCTGTGGTGTACTCGCTATTAACCACAGCTTCCACATTTCTGTCTGTATGGTACGCAATGAAATATTCAACAGTAGGATAACTATTCGCGTCCTCTGTTGTACCGTCCGCAGTTTGCACAGTAAATGCCATTTTCAGCTCCGAATTAGGTTTTCGATAATATTTACAGAGCCAAACATGATTGTTGCTTTACCAGCAGAACTTGTAGAACGCATTTCATGATAATATTCACCCTTTAACGGTTCAAGGTCTGCTGCAGTAAGTGTGACACTAATCTTACCAGTTAGCGCGTCCAAAATTTGAATACCAGCGCCCAATGTTTTTTGAAGTGTCACTGCAGCTTTAGCGGACTTGCCAATTGCCCAAATTAAAGCAGTTACAGATGACAAGTTATAAGGCGTGGATAGTTCCTCGTCCTGAAAAACACTGATATTTAGAGTGACATCGTTGCCACTCCAAACTTCAAAATTTTGTTCAAGCGCCGCCATTTTACTCTCCACGCCAAGCAGACAAATCGACGGTGTTGGAACTAAGTGCTGATAAATCTTTATTAAAAGACGCACTCGCTGACAGCGGTATGTTAACGGAGTAAAGCGCCGATAACAATACAATCAGTAAATCAGGATTTTGGTTTAGAAATGTCAGAGCTGTATCCGTTTCTAGTACAAGTCCAATCGATTTGACCTTGTATTTGCCTACGTTAAACGCAGTGTCAATTTCAGTTGTTAAACCTATGACAACTTGTCTAGAAGTAGAGAAATTAAACGCGCTGTCTAACTCATTTACTAAGCCCACCGATTTAGATTTGCTATGCGTAAACGAGAATACAACATCTGCTTCTTGAACTAACCCTAAAATGTGACCAGTTGTAAACGTGACACTTTGAACACTATCACTTTCGCTCGTAATTCCAATCAGTTTAGACTTAAGTTTAGTAAGTGCGAACACAGAGTCCGTTTCTATGGTTATACCGATAGAATGGACTTTATAATGGGTAGTCGAAAATGTGAAATCATTTTCAGTAGCAATACCAACAGAACGAGACTTTATTCTGGTTAACGCTAATGCGCTATTTGTACTTGAAATAATTCCAATTACCTTTGCCTTTAATTTAGACAACGCAAATACAGAATCCGTTTCGCCGGCAAGCCCCACTTGTACAATCGTATTTGTTCCCAATGGTTGTACAAAATCACTTTCAAATGTAATTCCAATTGTCTTACTTTTCTGTTTAGACAATGAAAAAACGCTATCCGTTTCTGCAATAATTGTTAAAGATTTTTGCTTTGCATGGGAAGCAGAAAAAACAGAATCTGCTTCTGCTGTTAATCCAATTGTTTTTGATTTTAGTCTTGATAATGCAAACGCACTATCAGATTCAAGGCTAAGACCAATTGATTTAATATGTGCATGTGTAAACGAGAATATAGTGTCTGTTTCTGTTACAAGACTAACGGATTTCGCTTTTAGTTTTGTGACAGAAAGTACAGTGTCTGTTTCAACATTAATGCCCACAGTTACATTATGCTGTGTGCCTAAACCCAGTGAAGAATCTGTTTCTACAACTATACCCAGTTGCTTTGATTTTACTTTAGATAAACTAAATGCGCTGTCTGTTTCTGTAGTTAATGCAATAGACTTCAACTTTGCTTTAGCAAAACTGAGGACACTATCCGTTTCGTCTACAAGTCCAATGCTTTTTACTTTAGAACGAGACAAAGGAAAAAGTGAGTCTGCTTCACTTACTAATCCAATTGTTTTTTGTCGCGTATGCGTAAGCGCAAACACACTATCCGACTCATTAACAAGACCTACAACTTTAGGTCTTGTATGCGTTGCAGCAAAAGCTGAATCAGTTTCAGTAACAAGACCTATTGATTTTGTTTTAACTTTCGACAATGAAAAAACAGAATCAGTCTCAAGTACTTGAGAAATAGAAGCAGATTGCCCACTTGTTGGTTCAAGTAAGTCTGAATCAAACCATTGTTGGATTATTAGCGAAGAGGGCATTTACCACCAGCCTCGGATATCCATATCCCAACGGTTACCAGTAGCTTGCCTAGGTGATTTTCGACTTTTAATAGGAGGATAGAAGTCCTTCGCGCGCACTACGGTAAGGGTCGCAGCGCTACTCGCTAAGGTGCCGTTACTATCTGTCACATTGACTCGGTATTTGTTTCCACTATCACTTAATCCGACATAAAAAGTAGTATAAACAGTGGAAACAGCACCTGTAATGTCTGCCCAGCTTCCTCCGTTATTTGTACTTAACTGCCATTGATAGCTTAAAGTTCCGCCACTTGCTGTGGCGCTTACACTAAAAGAAGCAGTTTCGCCGGCAATCTTTGTAACAGACGAAGGTTGCGTATCTATTGTTGGGGCACCTGCGCCCGCTGGGTTCAAAAATGCCGCAACGGTTGCCCATTCAAATGCAGCACCTTCCGTCCCAGTCGGTGAAAACGAACCCGAGTCAACTTGTGCAGAGTAGCCTGCATTTGGCGCAAAATAAAAACCTGATGTTGATTCAACTCTGTTTGTAGGTGGAGGTGTTGGGTCTGTTTTGCTTGTTGAATTTGGTGCAAGAAGAACATGCCCCATCCAAATAGACCCAACACCGGGCGACGTTAATGAGCCGAATGTAAACGTCGTTAATGATGCTGCGTTTAGGCTTGGACCTACTGCAAAAGGAGTAGAATTGTCTACATTAATCCAACCCATGCCCGACCATTGTTCAATAAATCCATCTGAACAAGTGCAAATCCAATTTCCACCAGAAGTGTCACCAGCGTCAGCAATTCTCCAAAATGCAAATTTCTGACCATCAGTTGCAGGAAGTGCATATTGATTCCATCCAGCAATGCTGACAGAAGTACTATTATCTGCTTGTGTGTTTGCGAAGCCTACCGCTATTGTAAGAAACATCCCGACAGTAATTCCTGCCGGGCGCGGAATATTAAATGTCGTACCTTGAAATACGTCATCGCTATGCCATGTAACGTCTGGAACAACATTAATTGCCATTTAGATTGCTGCAAGTAATGTAACCAATTGCGCACGCAATCCAGCCAACTGAGATGCAGTAAAAACACGCCATGTATACGTGCCATCTGAATTGATTTTAATAATCAAATTATACCCGCCGCTAGAAGGTACTGCTCCTGATATCCAAGCTAAAACAGCATCAATTGCTGCTGTTAAAGATTGAATATACGCAACCATGTCAACAGATGGATTACTAAGTTCAGTTTGTGCAAATGTTGTTAGTTCTGACACAGAAGAATAAGCAGCAAGTTTAGATCTATAGCTAGCTAAACCTGCAGTCATACTGATAAGCACACCTGCTGTGGCGTCTGACGCAAACTGCACCTGATAACCTTGAATTTGACGCTTAAACGTCGCAATCAAATTCATTAGTTCTTTCCATGTAATGGAAATCGGAGGAGTTGTATCTATATTTTGGAAAATTCCCATAAGTGCCTCAATTTACCAAGCTGTGACAATGCAATAGCCCGCGCCGCCCATACCACCTGCGCCGCCTGTGCCGGGATTGTTTCCTACACCACCTCCGCCACCTCCACCGCCACCTTGTCCACCATTACCACCCGCACCGCCATTGGTTGACGCGGTAATAGTAGTTCCACCACCACCACCCCCGCTGCCACCCTTAACCGAAGAAGCAGCTGAACCAACAGACCCCGCTGTGGGCGCAGCACCATCTGTTCCAGCAGCACCGCCACCACCAGTTGCATAAGAACCAGAAGCACCACCAGCACCGCCTGAAACGTTTGTTGGAGTAGCTGAGTGAGAACCACCCGCACCGCCTCCACCTCCACCCATTAAAGAGGAACCACCTGTTGCGCCACCTGTAGGGGTATTGTTAATTCCGGCGCCACCAGCGCCACCGAATTCTGCGTTTGCAGTTGTGCCCACAGCTACCGCGCCAGTTACGCCCTGACTGCCAACTCCGTTTGTTGCTGCAGTGGGTAAACCACCTGCACCGCCAGAAGTTGTTCCAACACTGCCCGCGCTACCCGCACCGCCTCCACCGCCGCCACCAGTTACAACAGCGGAGATTGCACCACCGCGACCGCCCCCACCGCCATATGCAGTGAGTTTGCTGCCGAATGTAGAGTTACCACCTGTTCCACCGTCACCACCTGCTGCGCCTGCAGTGCTTGCTGCGCCTGCAGTGCCACCAGTTCCTAGAGTGACGCTTTCAGTTGCAGAGAGATCAGAGGCGAGATAAGTGCGGTCTATATA